CACCGAGATGCGTCGAATCAGAGCAGAGGAGGAAACATACTTCAACCGTGATCGCAAACTTGCAGAGCCAGGCGGGACTCTCCCTGTCGGCCCGGCCAGGTTTGACGAATCAATCAAAGCGGACGTGCTTCGCGAGATGCTTTCCAAGGTCAACCGGGGAAAGTCGCCACAGGAAGCCGCCGCCGCCGCGAAGGAATTGGCGCGGGAGTGGGTGCGCAATCACAACGCGAAACGCCCCGGTGACACAATGTGGCAACGGGACGAGGGAACGGCCGACCCTTTGATCGACGACACAATGCGTTCTCTCCTAAACGCGGCAAAGCCAGTAGTACAGGAACCGGCGAGCCAGGAAGTCCACCGCAAAGGGGTGGTCTACTTCCCTACAGCCAACCGCTCCACCGACGTTGTGGATGTGTTTGGAACCGGTATTGACGGAAAAAACGGATCGCAGTTGTTGGCCCACGTCCATGTTCGTCGCGAAGGCGAAAAAGACAGCGCGGACGGGGGGTTGAAGGCAGCGATGGTTAGCGACTGGGATCGGGCTATGCCATGCGCCGAATGCGGCCGAGCAATCGTCCATGCCTGGTACGTTGCCGATGCAAAGGGCCGTGTTCGCGTCTATGGGCGCGAACACCTGCATACCGCACTTGGGCTAACAAAGATGGTTACGCCAAAGAAGGAAAAGGAATGGCTGGATCAAGCCTATGCCTTTGCGGCAAAAACCAAGAACCGTGAAGAAGGTCGGGAGCAGAGGATCGTTCGCGCCGCTGAAACGCCAGTTGAAAGTCGCAAAGCGGCGGCCAACTTGAATTACGGAAAAACCGGCAGGCCGCTTTCCTTCTCATTTTTTGCTCAGAACCGGGACGGGGATTTGGCCCGTGTTGACGGGACGGATGTGGAAGACGTTCGTGGCTATGTGGCAAACGGGTTTGATCGAGTTTCGGACCCATCACCCTACGACCCCGACGAAATCCATGCGTCTTCTGGGCGTCGGCACTTTGCGAACGGAGAGCCTTCCCACTATACGCCGGAGACGCTGCCGGAAGCGGCAAAGCCCGCGCCTGAGTCTAAATCTGGGCTGGAAATTCAAACGAGACCGGAAGGGTCTCCCGGCAAGTCCATTGGGAGGATCAACCTATTTCATGCTGTCCCGTCAGACGTAGACGATGCCGTTCGACAAGGAGTAGGGAGCATCACGCTTCGCGATTGGCGGTTCCCCAAAGATAACAGGGGGGAAAAGACCTATGCCCCTGCTGAAAACAGAACGGCAGTTGAGTCGCGCCTTCGCGAAATTGGGTGGACGCAATGGGGATATGACAAAAACGTTTGGGAGCCACCGATTGTACCCACCATCCCCGCCAAGGGAGAAAAACTGGCGTGGTTTGTCAACTGGACCGAGCAGGCCAATGTGGGTAGAACTTCTGAAACCCGCATGTTCGACACCTTGCGCGAAGCCCGGCAGTTTGCCGATGGCAAGCACGGCTACATCACCCGGCAAACGGATGGAGGCAACCGAATCGGGACTAATGACAGTGCCACCACATTCGTCGAATACTTCGGTGAATTCCAGCCCAGCGCACAGGAAGCGCAAAGCATCAAGCGTCTGACGGGAGCGGAAGCCCCCACCGCTCCGCAGGCAGTCAAAGCGACGGCGGACGCCACCAGCGGCGAAATCCCCGCTGGGTACGTCTCCGCCGAGGAAGCAATTGTGGGGCTGGACATGGACTCGCCGGAAGTGCAAGGCGCGTTGTACGGCGTTCCCGCTGTCGTCAGGACACAGATCGGGCGGAAGCAGTACGCATGGCGTCCCTACGAAATCCGGAGTGCACAAAATCAGGGGCGGTTGTTCAACGTATCCCTGCCCGGTTCCGAACCCGGCCCAGGCGCAACCCGAGTCAACGCCGAAGATGTTCGCATGGCTCCGGTGCGAGTGAAAGAAGCGCAACCCGAAGAAAAAGCCAAGCCATCGGGAGCAATGCCCCCCCGTCCGGAACTTCGCCTTACCGAACCGGACCGTGCCCGCAATGGCAGCGTCCAGGAACAGCAACGAATGGCGCACAACGCCGCTCGGGTGGCAACCTTGAGAATGCTGAACGACGCCACCAATGCCTATCCCGGAGAAACCTTCGGTCGGCTGGACCCCGCGCAGTATGAAGAGGTGCAGAACTACATGGTGGCGCTGCAACTTCCGGAGCGAAGTGTCGCGCCCGTGGTCGCCGTGCTGACCACGCAGGACGGTGTGCCTCTGAGCGAGATTCATGTAAACGACGTGGTGGTCGTTGACCTTGCTGCCGGGGAAACGGCTTTCGACGTTCTATCCGTGCATCCCGAGAAATCGGGGGAAGAACTGTGGGTGGAGTGGGGCAACATGCAGCGGTTTGTGTCTATCGCGGACGTGAAGGAACATCGAAAGAGCGTCTCCCGCCAAGCACGAGACGAAGCGAAGAAGTTCAACGACTCCATCGAGAAGCAGGCCGCAGCCAGGGAAGAGGCGAAGCGGGTAAATGAGTCCCGCACCTCCGACGTGGGGACCGAACTCGTCTACAACAAGCGCAACCGAATTATCACGGGTGTCAAGTGGGCGGACCTCGAAGGCAAGGAAACCGCGCTGCGTGTCCGCGAAACGACCAAGCAGAAAGTGTCTCCGAAGCCTGACTACGAGGGAATGGTTGGGGACGGGATGAATCCCGTTCTCGCGCACATGGTGAAACAGGCATACGACGGCATCGCGGCCAAGCCCGCAACCAGCGGCGCTCCGACCGACGCTCAGTTGCAGCAGTACATCGAAGGCGTGAACCGGGTCATGCAGGCCATCAACGAGTGGGCTACCGACGGACGCGGGGAGGCATTCGTCCGCGATTTGGGAACCCGTGCCGAACGCCGCCTACAGGCCGGGCCGTTTTCTGTCTCGTCTCTCATGTCTGAAACCTCCAACGTGGTGCGCCCGCTGGGGGCCGTTTACCCGGATGGGTGGAGAACCCGGCGCGAGGAAGTGATGATTCTCGGAGGGAACAAGTTCATTTCCTCCCTTCAGCCGGGGATGGACGAAGCCATCCGAGCCAGCAAGGAAATTGGTCTTGGCTGGCCCGCGAAAACGGAAGCCTGGCAGCGTCGTGGCTACAAGATCATGCTGGTAGACAAGCTGGTTGCGGCACCGTTTACTTGGAATCGGGCCAAACCAGGAGGGGCCAGCATACCTATGGTCAGTGTGCGGTTCGCAATCGATGGCGGAGGAGCGAGCGCTCGGTCCATCTCCAGCGTAATCATCAGCGACGCAACGTCAGTCACCGACCCGAAAGTGATAGCAGAGGTGGACAAGGCCCGCGCAGAGATGGAGGGGAAATACGTCCTCCTAAACAAGTCCGGGCAAAAAGTGAGCGTCCACGATACCGAAGCCGATGCGTCTGCCGCCGCAAAGGGAGCAACGGCACCGAAGGGAAAGACCCGTATAGCGGAAGAGGGGATGGCCGTGGCGCAAGCCAGCCGCTTTGGTGTTTCTCGCCGTCCCGATGGCGTGGACGCCACCAGCGAGATGCTTCAGACCACGTTCGGGTTCAAAGGCGTCAACTTCGGGAACTGGATGCACGGCAACACCAACGAAGCCGAGCGCCAGTTGCACCTGAACCATGCCTACGACTCGTTCATGGACCTTGCCGCCGTCATGGGAGTACCACCGCAGGCAATGTCGTTGAACGGTCTACTTGGCCTCGCGTTTGGTGCCCAAGGTAGCGGAGTCTACGCAGCCCACTTCGTGCCTGGCGTGAACGAGATCAACCTTACCCGCACGGCAGGGGCAGGGGCGCTGGCGCATGAGTGGGCGCACGGGTTGGATCACTACTTCGCCCGCCAAGGTGGCCTTGATCGGGGCGGCGACCCCTTTATGACATCCCACTACCGGACTGCGGCATTCTCCGGGCTGCGCCCGGAAATCGTCGCCATCTTCAGGGACTTGGTCACAGCGATGCGCCAGCGGCCCATGACGCCGGAAGATTTGACCGCCAAGCACCAAGCCAACATGGACAAGGGGCGGAAGAACATGGAAAGCTGGCTGGCCAGCATCCGCCGCGACTTCATGCAGGGTATGGACGAATCCCAGCAGGTCCCCGACGGAGACGGTGGGACTACCACCTACGGCGAGGCATTTGACAAGCTGGCGAACAAAGTCCGCACTCTGGACGTTGGGGGCGCAGGGCAGACGGTGGTCAACGGGCGCAACGTTTCCCATACCCTATCTCCTGTCGTCCAGCAGATGCGCGACCTCTACCAAGCTGGCAACGCCAAGAGAGAGAAGTACAGCAAACAGCAGATTGACGGGTTGCAGGGGAACCTGAACCACCTTCTGTACATCTCCGATTCCGCTGCGCACCAAAAGACCCACGAACCGGCGCTTACCGATTCTAAATACCTGAAGAGTTCCCAGGAGATGGACGGGCTGAAGGGGGGGAAGAGCTACTGGGCTACCTCCCCGGAAATGTTCGCCCGTGCATTCAACGCCTTCGTCGGGGACCGTTTGGCTGAGATCGACATCCGCAACTCGTACCTTACCCGCGCAGCGGAGGAAGAGGCGGAATCCGCGTGGGCACCGTTCGGGGAAGAACGGCAAGCGACAAACGCCCTTTTCGACAAACTGGTTTCCACCATCAAGACCCGCGAGACCGACCGGGGCGTGGAGTTGTACCGCACGGGGGAAGGCATCAGCTTCCAGGACGTTTCGCAATCCCTCGGCCCTGCCGACAAGGCGCGGCTTCTTGCCCTGGGCAAGCGGCTGTTCGGCGACGAATGGCTGACTCTTCGCGACAACATCCTGACTCCGGACGGGCGGGAGGCAATGGGGCGCTACCGCGACGGCTGGGCGGAGATTTCCACCGGCAAGGGCGACCCTGAAAGCACGGTTCTGCACGAAGCCGTCCACCGGGCGGAAGACCTGTTCCTCACGCCGGACGAACTGGCCGGCCTGCGCAATGCCATGCCGGACGCGGAGGCGCGGGCCGAGGGCATTATCCAGTACGCCCGCGATGGCCGGGGGATTGTCGGCAAGGCTCGTCAATTCGTGGCTCGCTTGCTCCGTCGGCTCCGCTCGTTCCTGGGGACTGCCCGCGACGCGGATAAGCTGCTGGACTTCTACGACCGGCTTCTCGCTGGCGAATATGCGAAGCGGAGCACGACGCGGGATTCGGCAAACGCAGAGCAGGTGACGTTCCGGCGCTCCGACGCGATGAGCGATTGGGAGAAGCGGGAGGCGGTCCGGACCATGCCGCCAGTAGTGGTGGACACTTCGGCCTTCGGGGAAGAGGGGGACAGAAGCCGACTGATAGAGATTGGCAGTAGGGAGTACGCCAAGCTGGTGGAACGGCACGGCGAAGTGCAAAACGCAGTGGTGAACCGCCGGGACGGGAGACGATTCGTTTTCCGCCTAGGCCAGTTTGGAAAGCCAGCGTCGCACAGTGCCGACCCGCGCATCATGCGGGCAATTCCCGGACTGCCTGCCATGCTCGAACAGGCAATGCACATCTATTCCGAACAGGAGAAAGACCCCAAAAAGTATGCCAACATCAAAATGTGGCACACCTACGCGGTTAAGGCTTCCATCAACGGGCAGGAAGTCTATATGCAGTTGACCACCTTCGAGTTGAAGGAAGGGCTGGAAGTCTTCGACCGCTACCACGATCACAACATCACTTGGATGGGCATCATAGAGAAAGGCCACCTTGCCGGACCTGACCCGGTAACAAACCGGGGGGTTACGCAAGATGGCCTCGCTAGAAACAAGGTATACCAGTGGTGGCATTCTGTCAAATCTCCTGGACAGGACGGCGATTACGACTACCGCTTGGCCGAACCCGAAGCGGAGAAGTCGTGGCGTGTAGCGGTGGGCGAAGGCATCAGTTGGCTTGGAAGGTTCTTCGACAACCGGGTGAAAGACTCGAATGCCCGTCCTGACCTCTCCCCCCTCGACACGGTGTTTCGTACCATTTCGCACTATGCCGCCAAAGTCCCCGCTCTCCGGCGCATGTTCGACACGGCGCTTGGGCACAACGACAACAAACACCGGCTGGGCGAGCAAATCTTTGGCACAGGCGAAGGCGACCTGGCGCTGATTCGCGAATTTGGTCGCCGGAATCCCAAGGAATGGGAGCGGGCAAACGAGTACCTTGTGCAGCGCGACATGGACGCCAAGGGCTACTCGGCCCGCCAGACGGATTCGGAATCCTGGGCGGTCATCAACCCGGGTGGCAACGAGGTTGCGCGGCATGACACCGAGGCGGCGGCATGGCAACACGCCCGCCTGCTGGAGTCCAAAGACCTGCTGGCGGACGGTTTCTCGAAGGACGCCGCTTTCGCAGTGTCCAAGTACCGGGAAATCGCCGACCGGATGTACTACATGATCCGGGGTGAAGCCGAGGAACTGAAAGCCAAGATGGACGAACTTGGTCTGCCGATGCCGGAAATGGACGACGGGCACGGCGGGACTATCGACCTGTTCGAAGCGATCCGGGAAATGGGCGACCGCCGGGGATATTACATGCCGCGCATTCGCACCGGGCGCTATCTACTCCACGCGGACAAGGACGGCGAGCAGCCCATCACGGAGGCGTTCGACAATCCGCTGAGTCGGCGGGCGCGGCGGGCCAGCCTCGAAAAGCAGGGCTACTCGGCCCGCTTGTCTCTGAGCGAAACCCCGAGCGAAGCGGCTTTCCTCGACATGAATCTGGTGGCGCTCAACGATGCAGTGGCCAACGCCGTGCAGCGGATGGAGAAGATCGGGGCGAAAGCCACGCTGGAAGGCTTCGGCATGACGGCGGCGCGAGTCACCTACACGCGAAAGGACGGCACGACCGAACGGCATCTGGTAATCGACGCTCCGCAACGAGGCACCTGGGCGGCGATTTTCAAGGACTTCGGAGGCCGGTTCTACGACGACGGCCAGACCGACACCGGCAACGTCTGGCATTTCGCCAATCCAAAACAGGGGTTGGAAGGACAACTTGCCAAAGCCATGACAGCGCACCAGTTCGGGGAAGTCGAGCTTACCCAAGCCTTCGCCAACACGTTCGTGAAACAGCTTGCGGGCATGATTCAGAGCCGAGGCAGTCTGTCCCGGCGAATCGGGCGACGGCAGGCTACCGGGGACGAGGTTCGCGTCGGCTACGAACGCGACGCTCTCCGTGCGCTGGCTATGGCGGGCCACGCGACTGCGGGCGGAGTCGCCAAGCGAATGATGGCGCGGGACATGATGCGCCAGATCACGGGCACCGACATCGGCTGGGCGGAATTCCGCGACGGCTACATTCTGGCAAACCAGATCGACCGGAGCGACCCGGAAGCCATGCAGGATGTGTGGAAAGCGTACAGCGCGGAAGTGGACAAGCGGCGAATCGACTCGGCCACCCAGCCGGAAGCATATCGGGAAGGCACCGCCTTCATGCGCGACATGCTTCGCAATGAAGAATCCAGCGAGCGGGTCTTCGGCATGGTCAAAGGCGTCGCCTCCATCAAGCACCTGTCCGGCATCGCCCCGGCGCTGGTCAACATGACGGCGCTCGGGACGACGGTCCCCGCCGCCATGCTCCACTACGGCAAAATCCCGCTGGCTCGCGCCGCCGGGCTGCTGACCAGAGGGGCGACCAACTACGGGAAGCACTACTCGCATGCCCGATGGGGCAAGGGTGAAGGGCTGGCCGGCGAGGACGCATGGTTGTTCGACGAGATTTCCAAGCGCGGCTGGGACGACGCCTTGATGAACCGGGAGGCCGTCGGCGTGTTGCAGGGCAAGGCGCGTGGCGCTTGGGGATGGCTGATCGAGAAAGCGCTGCTACCGTTCAGTGTCACCGAACGAATCAACCGGGCCAGCACGATTGCGGCCACGTACTACGGCCTGCGGGCGCAGGGCGTCGAGCAGGATGCGGCGCTGCAACAGGCCAAGGAGATCAGCGACAAGGCGCACGGCGTCTACGGAAAGGTCAATCTCCCGGCATGGGCGCGCGGCCCGTCCGTCGGAGCGCAGACTGCCCGCAGCTTCTACATGTACAAGACTTTCTCGCATACCTACCTCCAGACTATGAGCGAGATGGGCTACGACGCCCTGTTCGGCGACGACCGGGCGGCGAGCGCCAAAGCCTTTGCCTACATGATGCTTTCGCCCGCTGTCTTCGGTGGCGGGGCGGCCATGATTGCGACCCCGGCCTTCGCTTTGATGGCGAAGGCGCTGTTCGCCGCCTTTGGACAGCCCCCCCCTGACGACCCGGAAGAGGCGTTCTACCGATGGGCCGAAGAGGAATTCGGCGACTATTTCGGGCGAATCCCCCGCATGGGGGTTCCCGGCATGCTCGGCGTAAACCTCAAGGGCTCGCTGGCCATTGGAATCACCGACATCCCGACGAATCTCAAAGACCTGCTGGGAGCCCCCTATTCCCTGTTCGAGGATGCCCGATACGGCTTCGGCGACATTCTTCGCGGCGACCTCTACAAAGGGGCGGAGCGGCTAGCCCCTCGAATGCTACAAGGCCCGATGCGCGGACTGCGCGAGGCAACCGAGGGAGTGACCACACACACCAATCAACCACTCTACTACGGGGATGAACGTCTGCGGGCGAGCTGGTACGATGCGTTCCTGCGTAGCCTTGCATTCAACCCGGCGGAAATCTCCGCGAAGCGAGAGCGTCAATGGAAGGACCGACAGGCGGAGGGCGCGTACCGCGACGAGCGGACAGAGCTATACACCAGGATGCGGCGGTGGAAGCTGTCCGGCGGCGGCAAGGGTGAATGGGCCAAGATTCTGCTGGACGTGGAACTCTACAACGCCAGAGTGCGAGCCAGCGCACACGGCAATGTCTCGTTCGTGACCGAGGCCAGCATCAAGACCCAGCTCAAGCGAATGGAGACCATCGAACGACGGGAGAGGATTCGGGCCGGGCTGGCGGAACGGGACGATCCTGGCGAGATCGGCTTCATTCCAGAGGAAGAACGCAGGGCCGGGACCGGCAAGAGTCTGCGCCGGTCCTTCCAAAGCGGCACCGGAAGGGGACTGGCCCGGTCGTTCTAGCCTGACGGCGATGTGGTTGTTATCGTGACCGACTGAAGGCAGGCTTCGTAGTCGGCGGCGCGGGCAATCCAGATCACGGGAACGGTCGAGAATCCGGACACGTCGCCGGGAGACACGGCGCTAGGGGAACTCCCCGGCGTGGGCGAATCCAGATAGGGAGCGAGAATCTCTCGGAGTTTGGCCCAGTGGGGATTCGCTATGTTCTGCTTCCCCGACCGCCAACTTGACATGGAGCTCTCTGCGACGCCAACCATTGAGGCAAGCTCGCGAGCGGTCAACCCGCGATCCACCATGCACAAATCGATTGCTCTGCGGATTTCCGGAGTAGGTTTTTTCATGGCTGTAACTCCCGATGCAACACCACCATACACCAAGATCAAAAGTAAACCAAAGAAAAATATTGTGTTCTTTGGTTTGCTTCGGAAAACTTCTGTGTTACTTTCTCAGCGTAGGCACAAATCACACCAGCAACAGGAGACCACCATGACGAAGCGAAAAACCTACAAGAGCCAAGCGGAAAGCCGGATAGTCGAAGTCGGCCCCGAAGTTCGGGCCTTGATCGACAGGGTGAACAAAGCGACGGACATCCCTCGCCGCCGAATCGTGGAGAAGGCTCTGCTTGAGTACCTCCCCCAAAAGTACGCATCTGAACTTCGGTAGACTTCTGTGGAATAAGGAGCCACGCGCATGGCAACCACCGAGAACCAAGTCCTGACGAAATCGTCGCAGGCCTGCCGCTGCGGGGGGCAGGTCCACTGGATCAGCGACCGCAAGCGCGGCATCGAGCGACTGGCCTGCTCGGCCTGCCAGACCTCGACGCTGTGGCAGGCGACCAGCCTGAACGGCGAGCACCGGGGCGGACTGCTCAACCTGTGGGAGATCGCCCAGGAGCGGCGCATCCACCCCGTCACCGAGCGGGGCTTGATCGACGAGATCAAACACCTGCGGATGGTCCTGACGACCATCGGAGAGCATCTGTCGCGCGGTTTCATCCGCCCGGCCCGGATGCTGGCTGAGAACACCCTGCTGACGACGGCATGGGCGGAGAGCCCGCTTCCCGAGCCCATCGGCTCCGCGCTAGAGGACGGCGAGGACGGTGAGGACGGTGAGGCGGACACCGACCGCCAGCAGCGGCTGGCCCGCACAAGCGTGGACAAGGTGATCGCGGACCTCGACCGGGCCTCCGCCCGAGTCGGCATGGAGGGCTGACCATGCGCTTGAATAGCCGCAAATTTGGCAAGCTCCGCATCTACAGCGGACCCCAGGCAAAACGGCGGGCGGCGGGAATGTCGCCCGATGCGGTCGCATGGCGGTCGCGGCAAGTCCGCCTGCACACCGACGGATGCAGGCAGGCCGTCGCGCTTCTGGCCTGTTGCGCCGCTACTGCGCTCGTAACCGCCGCCGTCTGGTTTCTCTGCCGGGGGTTCGGGGAATGAAAATCGCCACACCCATCCCCGCCGCTTCCCTGACGGCCATCCATGCCTTGCTGGAACCTCACGTCCCCGGCATCTCGCCGACGGGGCTGGTGGCGGCTCTCCGGACCTACGAGCCGGGCGGACGCGAGGAAGCGGCCTCCGGTTGCCGGATGGTGACTGTCCGCGAAGCTGCCGACCTGCTGGCCACCAGCATCTACACCGTTCGCCGGATGGTGGCCGACGGTCGATTGCCCGGCAAGCGGCTGGGGCGGGACTACCGCATCCCGCTGGAGGCAATCCGGGAGATGACGGAGCGATGACCTGCAAGCTGCACAACTGCCCCCGATGCCGCACGGTGGTACTCGGCGACGACACCGCCGGGCCGTGCCCGGTATGCGGGGCCGCGACAAACATGGAAAAGGACGAGGACATGAAGAAGGCCAAGAGCGACGAGCGGTATGTGTGCGTCCGCTGCGGCGAACGGACCGGGCTGGAAGACATGCGGCTGTGCCCCAAATGCGGGGCAGTCCACTGCGCGGACTGCGCGGAGGATGATCCGTTCTGCGACGAGTGCGACGCCGAACTGGACTAGGCAAGACGACCAACACAAGGAGAAACGACGGTGGGCAACGTGAAGATCAATGCGCTTGAAGTGGAGAATCTCAAGAGGGTCAAGGCCGTCCGGCTGGACTGCACCGGGCAGGCTCTGACGGTGATCGGCGGGGCGAACGGCGAGGGGAAGACGAGCGTCCTTGACGCCATTGCCTACGCCCTCGGCGGCGAGCGCTACCGCCCGAGCAAGGCGGAGCGGGACGGCTCGCTGGTTCCCCCCGAGATCAAGGTGACGCTCTCGAACGGCATCGTGGTGGAGCGAAAGGGCAAGAACTGCGCCCTCAAGGTGACGGACCCGCAGGGGAACCGGGGCGGGCAGAAGCTGCTGGACGCCTTTGTCCACCAGTTCGCCCTGGACCTGCCGAAGTTTCTGAACGCCTCGGCGCGGGAGAAGGCGGAAACGCTGCTCCAGGTGATCGGGGTGGGCGAGGAACTGGCCCGGCTTGAGCAGGCGGAGCAGCGCATCTACAGCGAGCGCCACGCGACCGGACAGATTGCCGACCGCAAGCAGAAGTTCGCGGACGAGCTTCCCGCCTTCGCGGACGCCCCGTACGTGCCGGTCACTGCGGCGGAACTGATCCGCGAGCAGCAGGAGATTCTGGCCCGCAACGGTGAAAACCAGAGGAAGCGGCAGCGGGTGGACCGGCTGGCGATGGACTTGAAGGCCATCGACGGCGAAGTGGCTTCCCTGCGTGGTCGGCTGGCCGAAGCCGAGAAACGGCAGGCGGTGATCGCCGCCGACTACGAGACGGCCAGCAAGTCGGCCAGCGAACTGGAGGACGCCAGCACGGCGGAAATCGAGCAGCGGCTGGCGGAGATCGACGAGACGAACGCCAAGGTACGGGCCAACCTGGACAAAGCCAAGGCCATCGAGGACGCCGCCAGCCACCGGAAGCAGTACGACGAACTGACCGCCAGGCTGGACGAGACCCGCCGGGAGAAGACGGCTCTGCTGGACGGCGCGGACCTGCCGATGCCGGGCCTGTCGGTGGCGGAAGGCGCTCTCTTCTACCGGGGCCAGCCCTGGGACGGCATGAGCGGGGCGGAGCAGTTGCAGGTGGCGACGGCCATCGTGCGCCGTCTGAACCCGGACTGCGGCTTTGTGCTGCTGGACAAGCTGGAGCAGATGGACCTGCGGAGCCTGCGCCAGTTTGGCGACTGGCTGGAGTCCGAGGGCTTGCAGGCCATCGCGACCCGGGTGAGCACTGGTGACGAGTGCTCGATCATCATCGAGGACGGGACCGGGACGCTCACCGCGCCCGACGCCAAGCCCAAGTTCGTGCCGGGGAGCTTCTAGCCATGACGACTCTACAGATGCTGGCGCAGCGGATCGACCAGGAGGCGGCATGGCTGGCGGTGGGCACCTGGAACACCAAGGCCGAAGACCTCAAACGGTTTCTGGAGCAGAAGGGGATTCCCCTGCCCCAGGCCGAGGTGCTGATCCAGGAACTGCGCAAGGCGAACGGACAGCCGACGAATTCCCTTCCGCCGCCCGAACTGGTGACGGAAATCAAAAAACAGATCATCGCGAACATGTTCAGAAAGGACAAGTAGTCATGGAGATCATCACGGGCAAACAGCAGAAGGCCCAGCGGGTTGTGGTGTACGGGCCGGAGGGGATCGGCAAGAGCACCTTCGCCAGCCAGTTCCCCGAGCCGTTGTTCATCGACACCGAGGGGAGCACGGCGCAGCTCGATGTGGCGCGGTTCCCCCGCCCCACTAGCTGGGCGATGTTCGGCCAGCAGGTGCGGATGTTCCGGGAGACCGACTACCGGACGCTGGTCATCGACACCGCCGATTGGGCGGAGCAACTCTGCATCGAAGACCTCTGCGCCGCTTCGCAGAAGGGCGGCATCGAGGACTTCGGCTACGGCAAGGGGTTCACGTACCTGGCCGAGAAGTGGGGGAAGATGTTGAACTACCTGGCCGACATCGCGGAAAGCGGTCGGCATGTGGTGGTCCTGGCCCATGCGGCCATGCGGAAGTTCGAGCAGCCGGACGAGGCCGGCCAGTACGACCGCTGGGAGCTGAAGCTCTCGAAGAAGTGCGCTCCGCTTCTCAAGGAATGGGCGGACATGGTGCTCTTCGCCAACTACCAGACCGTCGTCGTGGAGATCGACGGGAAGAAGAAGGCGCAGGGCGGCAAGCGGGTGATGTACACCAGTCATCACGCTTGTTGGGATGCGAAGAACCGGCACGGACTGGACGACGTTCTCCCCTTCTCCTTCGCCGCCGTGGCGGGGTGCTTCGGCGGGGCGGGCGGCTCAGTCGAGCACAAGAAGACTCAGCCGGGCACGGCCTGCAAGCAGAGCGAAGAGCCGGACGGGCAGAATGACCCGAAACGGGAAGCCGCGCCGAAGCCGATACCCGAGGAGGCGATGCCCGATCCGGCGGATGCCGTTGAGCGCAAGGCCATCCAGGAGCCCGCTCCGGAGCCCGAGGCGACGGGGACGCGGGTCGCGCATACCCAGCCCGACGCATTCTCGCCCAAGCTCTTCGATCTGATGACCATGCACGGGGTGCAGGAGGAGGACATTCGGCGAGTGGTCGCCAGCAAGGGCTACTACCCCGAGAACACGCCCATCGGCGTGTACGACGAGAACTTCGTAAACGGAGTCCTGATCGCCGCGTGGGATCAGGTCCACTCCGCGATCAAGCGCATGAAGGAGACCAAGTAGATGGAACGCGAATACGGTTGGAACGAGACGATCCAGAACGACGGCGAGGACTTCGTTGTCCTTCCCGTCGGAGACTACGACTTCAAGGTGAAGGGCTTCGAGCGGGGCCGGTTCGCCGGGTCCGAGAAGCTCCCCCCCTGCAACATGGCTGTCCTCTCCATCGAGATCGACGGCGGCGAGCACGGCACGGCCTTCACCAAGCACCGCCTCTACCTGCACAGCAAGACCGAGGGGCTGCTGTGCGAGTTCTTCCGCAGCATCGGCGCGCGGAAGCACGGCGAGGCGCTGCGCATGGACTGGAACACGGTGCCCGGTGCGACGGGGCGCTGCAAGACCGGCATCCGCGAGTACAACGGCGAGAAGTATACCGAGATCAAGCGCTTTCTTGACCCCAGCGACGCGGGCAAGCCGCCGAAGACCGCCGCTTCCGGCTGGAAAGAGGGTGCTTTCTAGGTGGTTGACCTGTTCCAATGGGTCTTGTCGCTGGCCCCGGCGGACTTGCCGCCGGGGCCGTACCGGGTTCGCCTGGGGCGAGGGCACAACGGGCAGGAATGCTGGAACACCTATGCCGACCCGGCGCGTTGGCTGGAGTCCCTGCAAGAGGACGCCAGCCGCGGGCGGACAGGACCGAGGGCTAGATACGGAGCCCTGCAAAACGACCTACGGAGACTATGGGCAATATGCAACTTAGACCATACCAGGACGAGGCGCGGAGCGCGATCCACCGAGAGTGGGCGAAGCCGGACGTAAGGCGAACGCTGCTGGTCCTGCCGACCGGCTGCGGCAAAACCATCGTCTTCTGCAAGCTGGCAGAGGATTTGGTTCGCGGCGGCGGGCGGGTGTTGATCCTGGCCCACCGCGAGGAACTGCTTCAGCAGGCGGCGGACAAGATGGCCAAGGCGACGGGGCTCGGGTGCTCCGTCGAGAAGGCCGAGCTTAGCTGCCTGATCGAGTGGTTCCGGATCACGGTAGGCAGTGTACAGACGATGATGAGGCCGACTCGGCTTGCCCAATTCGGCCATGCCCACTTCTCACACATTATCGTGGACGAGGCCCACCACGCGCTGGCCGACAGCTACCAGCGGGTTCTGGGGCATTTCGCCGAAGCGAAGGTGCTCGGGGTGACGGCCACGCCCGACCGGGGCGACATGCGCAACCTGGGGCAGTATTTCGACAGTCTCGCCTACGAGTACACTTTGCCGAAGGCTATCCGGGACGGCTATCTCACTCCGATCAAGGCCATGACCATCCCGCTGAAACTCGACCTGACGGGGGTGGCGATGACTGGCGGAGACTTTGCCGTCGGCGGCCTGGGCACCGCGCTGGACCCGTATCTGCACCTGATTGCCAACGAGATGGCCGAGCACTGCCGGGGGCGGAAGACCGTGGTGTTCCTGCCTCTGGTGGCGACCAGCCAGAAGATGCGCGACCTGCTGCTGGCTCGCGGGTTCAAAGCCGGCGAAGTCAACGGGGACAGCAAGGACAGAGCGGAAGTCCTGCGCGACTTCCACAACGGCAGGACCAATGTGCTATGCAACTCGATGCTGCTCACCGAGGGCTGGGACGAGCCAGCCGTAGACTGCATCGTCTGCCTGCGCCCTACCAAGGTCCGCAGCCTGTACTGCCAGATGGTGGGGCGGGGGACACGGCTTTCGCCGGAGACGGGCAAAGACCACCTGCTCCTGTTGGATTTTCTCTGGAACAGCGAGAAGCACGAACTCTGTCGCCCGGCCTGCCTGATCGCGGAGGACGCCGAAGTCGCCAAAAAGATGACGGCGAACATCGAGGCCGAATCCGGCATGGCGGTCGATCTGGAAGAGGCGGAGAAGAAGGCGGAGGGAGACTGCATCGCGGAGCGCGAAGAGGCTCTCGCCAAACGGCTGGCCGAAATGCGGAACCGGAAGAAGAAGCTCGTCGATCCCCTCCAGTTCGAGATGAGCATCCACGCCGAAGACTTGGTGAACTATGTGCCCGCGTTCGGCTGGGAGATGGGACCGCCGACCGACGCGCAGCGGGCCTCCCTCGAACGGCTTGGCATTTTGCCCGACGAGGTGGGGAACGCCGGGAAGGCGGAGAAAATGCTAGACCGGCTGGACAAACGACGCATCGAGGGACTGACCACGCCGAAGCAAATCCGATTTCTGGAACGGGTTGGCTTCCGCGACGTTGGCACATGGGAATTTAATTCGGCCCGCGCCCTGATCGACCGGATCGCGGCGAACCGCTGGCACGTTCCGGCGGACCTCGACCCGAAGACATTCAAACCGCATGCCCAAGCAAACGGGGGTGAACTGTGAGCGACGCGATTGAAATCCTTGACCATATCGACCCCGCCATGCTTACCTACGAGGAATGGCTACAGGTCGGCATGGCCCTTCAGCATGCGGGGGCCACGGCGGCGGATTGGGATCAGTGGAGCCGTCGAGACCATGCCAGGTACAAGACCGGCGAATGTTGGCGGAAATGGGACGGGTTTCGCGGGTCTGCCAAGCCGGTCACTGCGGGAACACTGGTCGCGCTTGCCAAGGCGCAGGGCTGGCGTCCGCCCAAGGAACGCCAAACCGTCCCGGACCGGGAACTGGAATGGGACGACGAGATCGGCGGCGGGCACGGGGGGGACGGGCTGGCCGTGGTGCGCCAGGAATGGGTGCAGGACGAGGAGATTCAGGAGCCGGGAGACGGATGGAACCCCGTCCGCGACCTGTCCACCTATCTGTCCACCCTGTTTCAGAGCGACGAACACGTCGGCTACGTGACGGAGAGCTGGGAGGACAAGGACGGCAGACACCTGCCGAAGAAGGGATGCTGGGACCGGACGGCCGGGCAGCTCCTCGAAGCGCTCCAGGGCTGCGGCGGAGACATCGGGGCCGTGATCGGCGACTGCAACCCGGAGGTGGGGGCGTGGATTCGGTTCAACCCCGTGGACGGCAAGGGAGTGCGCGACGAGAATGTGACGAGCTACCGCTACGCGCTGATCGAGTCGGACGAAATCCCGGTCGCCAAGCAGATGGCGCTGGTGAAGGAACTGGAATTGCCGGTGGCCGCGCTGGTGCATTCCGGCGGCAAGAGCCTGCATGCCATTGTGCGGGTGGATGCGGACGACTACGCGGAATACCGCAAGCGGGTGGACTTTCTCTACGAGGTCTGCCAACGGAACGGCATCCAGTTGGACCGCCAGAACCGGAATCCGTCGCGGCTGTCCCGGATGCCGGGAATCATGCGGAACGGGCGGAAGCAGTTCCTGGCCGGGACGAACATGGGCAAGGGCTCATGGAAAGAGTGGCAGGAGTGGATCGAAGACCTGAAAGACAACCTACCCGACATCGCGGAACTCGAATTCGGCCAGGAAGAACCGCCCCTCGCCCCCGAAATCATCTCCGGTGTCCTGCGCGAAGGGCACAAGATGCTGTTGTCCGGGCCGTCGAAGGCGGGCAAGTCCTACGCACTGCTGCAACTCTGCATCGCGATGGCCGAGGGGGGGGATTGGTTTGGCTGGCGCGTCCGCCAGGGCCGGGTGCTCTACGTAAACCTGGAACTGGACAAGATGAGCTGCATCCATCGCTACTGGTCGATCTACCGTGAGATGGGAAAGCAGAAGACGCCCGACATGCTGGACGTGTGGCAGTTGCGGGGCAACGCCACGACCCTCGACAAGCTGGCTCCGAAGCTCATCCGCCGGGCGCAGAAGAAGCACTATCAGGCCGTGGTGATCGACCCCATCTACAAGGTGCTCACAGGCGACGAGAACTCCGCCGAGGAAATGGCCCGGTTCTGCAACCAGTTCGACAAGATTTGCCTCGCCCTCGGGGCGGCTACCATCTACTGCCACCATCACAGCAAGGGGGCGCAGGGGCAGAAGGCGAGCCGCGACCGGTCTTCCGGCTCTGGTGTGTTCGCCCGCGACCCCGATGCGATCCTCGACATGATCGAACTCCAGATCGACGGAGACCGGCGCAAGCAGATACACAACCGGTGGGAGTGTGCGGCGATGGAACGCGCCTACGATGTCTGCCGCCCCGACTGGCGCGACAAATGCCCGCAGGACGATGCGCTGGTGGCCGAATCCCTGGCACGATGGGGGGAGCGGGAAGGGATGGGAGACGCCATGCGGGCTTCGAGGACGCAGGCGTGGGAGGCGGCGGACAAGGCCACAGGTTGGCGGATAGAGGGGACCGTCCGCGAATTCGCGCCGTTCTCTCCCCGTCGAATCTTCTTCCGGTGGCCACTGCACGTCGAGGATTCGTGGGGACTGCTGGCAGACGCCAAAGCGGACGGGGAGGAACCTCCCTGGATGGCTGCGGCGAAGGAGAAGCAACGCAGCGTCGCGGAACGCCGAAAAGAGAAGGCCGGGGCCATAGAAGCGGCATTCGCAGCCTGCTCCATCGACGGAAACCCTGCCGTCGCTGAGCTGGCCGAATACCTGGGGTGCACCGAGAAGACGGTCCGCAACCAGGTCAGGGCCAGCAAGGGGCTCGAAGTGAAGGATGGCAAGGTGTCGAGATTGAGCACGGAGACCGATCGATGAGCGACCCCACCTGCGACACGTCCCTCAACCCCGTCTACCGCCTCGGCATGCGGGTAAGGATCACCCGGAGCAAGCCCCCTCACCGTCTGGCGGGCCGTATCGGCGTGATTGCCGAGATCGTGCCGGACCATACCGAAGACGGCGACGGCGACCTGCTGATTGTGGACAGCCAGGGGCGGCGGGTGCCGTGCTTTGGCGCGGACCTGGAAACCATTTAGGAGACAGACCAATGAGATGCCCCAAGTGCAAGTCGTTCACCGCCGCCGGCCAGCCGTGCCGGCGCTGCGGCTACCACGGTGTCGCGGTGCCGATCGATGGCGCGGACATTTCCACCGCCGAAGACCTGATCGACCACGGCAAGCCTGTCATGGTCCGCTGCAACAGGGCGGACGTGTGCAAGGAGGCGGGCGGCTGTACGCATGTGGAGGACCACGAGCAGGAGCGATGCTGCGCCACCTCGTGCGCTCCGTTCGGCCAGCCCGACGCCAAATGCGTCCCCATCGCCGCCGAGCCAGCCAAGCCCGCGAAGATGATGCGGTGCGAGCATGGCGAATCCTGCCAGTTCCAAGACTGCCTACACCTTCGGCCGCACGAATGGATGGCGGGATGCGAGACGAAATGCATACGGTGTGGCAACGGCGTGAGTGTGCCCAAGTGCGTCCCCGTCCCGACCGCCACGAACACCTTCGGGCCATGGATGGCGGGATGCGAGACGAAATGCATACGGTGTGGCAACGGCGTGAGTGTGCCCAAGTGCGTCCCCGTCCCGACCGCCACGAACACCTTCGGGCCGGGGAAGGGAATCATCTTGCCGGACCAACCGGGCGACTGCGCGGAGTGCGCCAAACTCCGCCAGCAGATTGAGGACGCGCAGTTGGAGTCTGCCGGAAGACTCCAGCAATGCGAAGTCTACGAAACCGAACTGCACAAATTGCGTGAGGAACTTACTTGGGCGAAAGGGCGCGAAGGCAATTTGCACCAGCAGATCGCGGACTACCGCACCGGGCAGGAGGCGCTGCGGCAAGACCTGGAGCGGGTCATGGGCGAGCGGGACAAGGCGCGGGCTGACGCGGAAACCGCCGTTGCTGAACTGGCCGAGTTGGTCGAAGAGCGGGACGAGGCGCGGGAGCAAGCCGAAGCATGGGAAAAGGCCTACGCCGACACGTGCAGCGACGAGCGCGATGCCCGCGCCGAGCTGGCCCGCGAGCGGGATGCGCACCGGGCGCTGGCGAAGCTGGTCAACAGATTGGAGGCGTGACATGTGGCGCAACTTCATATTTTGGCCGCTGGCGATTTTGCTACTGGTGCTATCCGGACTGCTCTATTTCGTCGCGATGGCGACGGAGTGGGCGGACGAACAGGTTTCCCGCGCAGCCGGGGCCGTGACGGACTGGGCGCACCGGGACGCCGACGGCGAACTTAAGGAGGCGGAGTGATGGACGCACAGTTTGTATCCCTCGACACCATGCCATATCTGCCTCCGGTGGAGGAATCAGACGCCACCGCTGCCAAGCGTTCGGCTGAACTGCAACACCTGCCAAAATACGAGAGCAACGCCAGCGACGAAGAGCGGGCTTTGGCTAGGGCCAGGATGCGCGGCCAGTTGGCCGATATTTCCGAACAGCCGGGAAGCCAAACGCTCACCGTGTCCTGTGGCAGTTGCGGGGTCAGGCTGTACCTCGTACGCGCTTATCGCTGTCTCTACTGCGGCGTGTGGTTCTGCCGCGTCTGCGCCCAGCTTCATTTTGGAATGCGAGTTCCGGACGACGCCCCGGCGCGGAAGGAGGCGTGACATGTGGCGCAAGGCACTGGTCGCTGTGATTCTGTGGATTGACAACCTCGTATGGCCGAACGGTGACGACGAAGAAAGCGAGGGGTGATCGATGGGCATTGATATGAGCAAACTGCCAGCAGGCCCGTGGCGAGCCAACTGGTACACTTCCGCAAGGGTGTGGGGAGTGGCCGACGGCTCAATGTTTCGCGCTTGCGTGGCCACCTGTGGGCACGAAGAAACCGCGAGACTGCTGGCGGAGGCAGAAAACGTGACACGCACGACCGGCCTGTCCCCGCACGAGTTGGCGGCGCAGGTCGAGCGCCTACGCACGGTGATTGCGGACGCGGCGCATCGCTGCGCAGTTGGTGGATTACCCGGTCTGGCTGCTGATCTGTGCAAAGCACTGGAGGTGTGAGATGAAGTGGTTTCCATGGAAAAAGCACAATCTTGACGATGAAACAGCCTTTCTGCTTGCCCACGCAATCAAACAAAGCTCCGACTTGGGGGAGGCGGCGGAGGTGTGGACGCATGGACTGTGGCAGGATGACCTGTATGATTGTCTCGCGACAATCACCAAGGGCGCTCTGTCGATCACCCGAGAAAACATCTGGCGGAAGGGCGAGAACGTTCATCCTTATGTCATACGCGGGAGCGACATTGATGGCGGACCCTTTGAGATTCATCTGTACCGCATCGACGATGAAATTGCGGACAGGCTGGATCGTATTGGTCCCGCGTACGCTGTGAAGGACAGGGAGAATTTGGCCCGCAAACGTACAATGATCGCCAACGAAGCGAGTAACATATTCGAGAAGACGGGCCTTTCCCCACGCCAGTTGGCGGAGCAGGTCGAGGCGCTGCGGGAGGTTTTGGAGCCGCTTGCGTTTTTTGCCGCCAAACAGCGGCCAGGTAACATAGGTCAGCCGGACTGGAACGGGATGGCCAGCAGGGCTCAAGCTGCCCTCGCCGCCACGGCGCGGAAGGGGGGCGAGTGATGGCCAGCCAGATGCTTTTGCCGGGATACGAAAAGACCGAAGCCGACATGGTAGCCGAGGCTATGGCGTTGCCGCTGGAGGCCAAAATCCAGACGGCCATAGACACGCTCCGAGCCTACGAGCCGATGGCGCTGTCGCTGAATCCTGCCGGGTTTTGGCTGGCGTTTTCCGGCGGCAAGGATTCGTGTGTGATGCTGGAGCTTGCCAAGATGGCGGGCGTGAAATACCACGCCGCCTACAGCGTCACCACGATTGACCCGCCGGAGCTTGTGCGCTTCATCAAGCGCGAGCATCCGGATGTGGAGTGGGTTAGGCAACCCATTAGCTTCTTTGCTCGCCTGGCGCGGCGAAGCAACGGGCCACCAACGAGGCTCGCGCGGTGGTGCTGCGAGGAATTCAAAGAGGGCGGCGGCAGGGGCTGGATGAAGCTGATCGGGATTCGGGTTGCCGAGAGCTCGCGCCGCGCCAAGCTGTGGCGGACCTACGTGCCTAACCGAAGGGGCGGCGGCATTGTCTGCCCGATCTGCTACTGGACGGACGAAGACGTTTGGCAGTTCATCCGCCAGCGGATGCTGCCATATTGCGAGCTTTACGACCAGGGATTTGCTCGGCTTGGATGTGTCGGATGCCCGATGGGAGGGCCAAATAGCGTTGCCAGAGAGTTTGACCGCTGGCCGCGATACCGGGCGCTGTGGAAGCGGGCTATTGTGCGCTTCTGGGAACGGTGGCACGATGTCCCGCGCAATGACGGCAAGCCTCGGTACTCCGCCGCATTCGCCAGCGGGGATGCAATGTGGGAATGGTGGCTCTCCGGGGCGAGGCGCGACGATGGTTTGCAATGCCAAGGCGAGTTCCTTTTTGCGGACGATAACGAAGACGACGCCGCCCCGGCGCGGAAGGGAGACGAATGATGGACGGCTACATCACATGCAGGCCGGTGGAAGCAGACCAGCCGGGATGCCCGGACTTTGAGGCGGCGAGCTGCCACGGCGAGGGCTGAGCGATGACCAAGGAGCAAGCCAAGACGAGAATTGCGATCCTGCGGAACGGAATCCGGCAACTGGACCGGGACATCGAGGCCGCCCGCGAGCAGCAGCGCGAGCTCGAACGGCAGATCGCCGAGTTGACCGCGCAGGTCGAGCGGAAGGGGGCACGGCCATGAACCGCTACCGCCGATTCTTCGAGGTCCGGATCGAGCCGGGCGGCCCCGTCCACCTCTGCGACGGCGAGGCCCGGCGCGGCGGGCTGACCCTCTGCGGCCAGCGCTGGCACTACCGCGAGCCCGCCTTCGATCCCTACGCCAACCCCTACTACGCCACGGCCCCCGAAAACGCCATGTGCCACGATTGCCAGGCCAAGGCCCACGAGCTGACCGTGGCGTCCATCACCGGGAGGGAAACCGAATGAGACACATGACATGGCGAGACAAAGCAAAGCCAATCATCTACCGGGTGATTGCCGAACACAAGGGCGAACCGGAGAAGGAAATCCGGCGGGCGCTGCGGGACGCCTACCCGTGGGGCGAGCGGGCCTATCACCCGTACCGGATTTGGTGCAGCGAGGTCAACCGGCAGATGGCAGACGTGCGCCCGGTGGACAAGTCCGTCGCGGGGTTGCCGCTGTTCGAGTCCACCAGCAGAGAGGAATGAACCAATGCCCGAGTCCGACTACCGTCCGCCATCCAAGACCGCGCGCCGAATTCTGAGGCACTACAGGAGCGGCATCTCCTACCACACGCTGATTCGTCTGGTGTTTCCGGACGATGCATCACACCGCCCATCGTCGAATGGTGGCCCTCCCGGGTGCGCCATTGCCTTCGGGCGCGGACTGCGGGAGCTTTCCGCGTGGGTGTCGTGCGACTCTGACCGGAAAGTCACCATCTACAACGCCGCCGCCCTGCGCAGTGCTCTCGATGCGCTTGGCCTGATCGACTGGAGCCGCTGATGATACATGTAATCCCGGCCAACGACGCCAAGCCCCACGACGCGACTCCGGAGTGCCCGTGTAATCCGGTGGTGGAGATGGATGCAGGCTGTTGGGAGCCGGTCTGCATTCACAATGCGTGGGATGAACGGGAGGCGTACGAGAGGAAGATGGGGGATGGGATTCCAGGAAAGGGGTGGAGGAATGTCCGCAGCGGACACACGGAAGGCATGTAAGCACGCCCCGAGTAGGGTGCCAAAATGGCGGGAAAAAAAAACGTAAATATTCCGCTTTCTCGCTTGCATTGCATAATATTTACGCTATTTTGTTGGTTGTAGGCGGGAATGGTTCCCGCCGACAACTAAGGAAAACGACGATGAAAAAGACCGTCAAGTTTCAAATCCCCGAAGGCCGCGAGTTCCACGCCGCTGAAGTAATCGATGCCACTGGCAGCGACCTGAGCGACATCGATACCGCCCTCATGGGGGCATTGATGCAGGAACCCAACCGTGGCGGATACCAGTCCAGCCGGTGCAACGGATGGACCGTCAAAGTGCATGGGCTGCAAGTCGTCGCCAAGTCCGACCGTTAGTCATCTAGACCGGGCCGGGACAGCCACCGGCCAGCCAGCCAAGGATAACAAACATGGGGCACGCTGCATACTCTCGCACTAGTGCCGTTTTGATTAACATGCTCGCCGATGAAGCAAAAGCCCGCGCCAATACCCTAGACGAGCGCACACGGCTTTGGGCGCAAGTAATTTCCGAGGGGACTGTTCTGTCCTGGAAGCACCCGCGCGGTGGGATCGTTACGCTCGGTCCCTACCAGTGTGCCGTGCCTGATTCGTTCCGTCGTTACGCCCTGCTCTCGAAGTGGGGTGATCGGTTTTTTTCCGAGGCGTGGTCTGCCGCAGTCATTGCCACGACCTATGTCGGTCGCCAACTTCCCCGAGAAGCGTCACACGCATAACGAGCCGGGGACTGCCACCCGACCCAACCACGAGACACGCACATGAACACCATTAGAGAGTTTACCCGTCTCTGCCGGATCGCGAAGCGGCAGGGCCTGAATCAGCAGGCCATTGCCGACCGCCTGGGCCTCTCGAAGTCCAGCGTCCAGAAGCGGCTGTCAGGCGACGCACCCGTCCGCGAGGGGGAGATCATCGCCCTCGCCGCTATCCTCGAACGGGAGGGAAAATAGGTGTTTTCCCAATTTTTCCATATCACTAGCCAGGGAAGGGAAAACACTAGCTTTTTCCCAATTTCCCAAGGGAAAGGGAAGAAAATACTAGCTTTTTCCCTCGCGAAACAGAGGGAAGGGAAAACCGTACTAGCTTTTTCCCGAGGGAAGGAAAACTACTATCTCTTACGAGATAGTATCTTTTTCCCTTCGGTCAAGTCCTTGCGGATAAGGGGGGGTTCCGGCTCACAAGCTCGCCGAAACCTACCCCGGCCTCTTATAGCGGCCACCCCTGACCCGCAAGGCCAAGGACATCCCGGCATTTCTCAAAACAGGGAGCGACGGAAGAATATGACATGGACCGTGTATCGCAAAGTGGTTCACCCGGCTGGACGGCTGGACGGTGTGTCCGTCCATGTCGGCTACAACCGGACCGAAGACCGGTTCGACGGGAGAAATGTCTGATGCAAGTCTTCCTCGCGATGGAACCGCCGACGACCACGCACCAGGAGAAGCAGGTGCGCGTAGCCAAAGGCAAGCCGGTATTCTTCGAGCCCCCGGCCCTCAAGGATGCCAGGGCGAAGCTGATGGCGCACCTAGGGCGGCACAGACCCGAAGCCCCGGCGACAGGACCTGTGCGGTGCGTGGCGAAGTGGCTATTCCCGGCGACCGGCAAGCATCGGCACGGGGAATGGAAAGAGACCAAGCCCGACGTGGACAACCTGACCAAGCTGCTGCACGACTGCATGACCGACGCCGGATACTGGTTGGACGACGCCCAGGTGGTCAGCTCGGTGGTCGAAAAGTTCTGGTCGGACACCCCCGGTATTTTTTTGCAGGTCGAGGAACTTGGATAAAAAACCGTACTTTTTACGGCTTTTAGCTTGCATACCGTAAAATCTATGGCATATTAGTGGTGTTGACGGGAAAGGTTCCCGCCGACAGAACAAGGGCAAAGATGATGAACGCGACAAAAAACACAGCACAGCGTAAAAAAGTGGACACCCTGCTCATCGGATGGCAGAAAATAATGGGGACCGATTGGCCGGTAGAAAGCTACGTGACGCGCGAGACAGATAGCAGCACGTCTCGGCCCCGCTGGGTAGTTACCCACCGGCAGTGCAACGGGACTGCCGACAACCCGACAAAGCACACGACCCGGCGCGAAGCCCTGGAAGCGTTGCAAGCGGACGGAGTGATCGAGAGCATACCCGCCGTGGTGTTGCACGGACAAACAGGGGCCGACATGGAGGAAGCGGACGACCTGTCCGTCCGTCTGCTCACGGCGCGGGAAATCGAAGCGCTTCCGCCGGTGATTGCCGACCGCTGGCGGATGGTGGAAGCGGAAGACAGCGGAGAGTGCCGTCACCGGCGGCTAGCCGTGACAGTGGAATCAGAGACGACCACCGGCGGCTTTTTTTGCCTGGTATAGGATTCCCCCCAACCAAGGAGCCGAACAATGACCACCAAGACCGCCAAAACCGCCGCACTCAAGCAGGCCGCAACCGAAGTCTTGATTCGCCCGTTTAACGGGCAGTACCAGGTAGTCCAGTACGACCCTGCCGCTGACGTGTGGCGCGAAGGTAACCTCTCCGATTACTGGCACGCTCGCGAATGGCGCGCCGCTTCCGTCGCCACCCGCGCCGCCGTGCTGATGGGCCTTGCCGACGACCCGTCGGACATCCAGCGCATCGAGTACATCGCGCAGAGCACCAAAGGCAGCGCCCGCGAACGGCTGGACGAAATCCTCGCCCGCTAGCCACCCCCACCGGGCCGGGGACCGCCACCCGGCCCAAGGAGACAGGACATGGGAGCCGCCGCAGAACACAGAGGTAACGCCGCCATCCGATCCACGGAGGCGTGGCCCGCCGCTATCGTTGCGACCTCCTTCGTGGGCCGCCAGTTGCCCCGCGAATCGAAATGACACCCAGACCAAAGGAAATGACCAGTGAACGACACAGTGACCTTCCAACGCCTCATCCGCCGCGCCAAGAAGCTCGGCAAGACCCAGCCGGAAATCGCCGCCGCACTCGGTCTGTCCCTATCCAGCGTGGAAAAGCGGCTGGCCGGGCAGGCGACCGTCCGCGCCGGGGAGCTGCTGGCGCTGGCGGCGTACTTGACGGGGCATGAAAAACCCGCCGGATAGGGCGGATCGAGAAATGAGCAAGAGCCATCGAAACCATTTCGGTGACTCTTTTTTTTGTGCCACACGCCCCCGCAGACGTTTGAAAAAACTTTTCAAGGTTTGCAAGGTGTGCTACAGTGTGTTAGTCACTCCCAGCCATTAGGCGGTGAAGTCATGCCCCGGACAAACAAAAAGCTGACAGAGAAGCAGGCGAAGGCGGCTCACGCCCTCGTCGCCGGAGCGACTAAGACCGACGCATACCGAAGCGCCTACAACGTAGCCAAGGAGTCTACCGTCGTCGGCAGGAGAGCGTGGGAGCTGTTCCAGTTGCCGCACGTCGCCGCCTACGTCGAGGAGTTGACTGCCAGGGCGGCGGACCGGGCCTGCCTCAAGCGCGAAGAGGCAATCGCCATCCTCGCATCGGTGGCCAGGGGCGAGTTGGCTCGCTATCTCCGACCGGACGGAACGTTCGACTTGGCCGCGATCTCGAAGGCCCGCTCGGACCTGGAGGCGGTCCAACTGGCGGATACCGAGGCTGGGCAGCGGATCAGCGTCAAGCTCCGCGACCCGATCCGGGCTATTGAGGTGCTCGCCAAAATGAACGGCTGGAACGAGCCAGAGAAGCACGACCTCGGCGGCGTGGTGTTCAACCTGCACATGGACGGCGAAAAGGACGGTGCGAAATGAAGAACCTGTTCGCGATCTGCTTGGCTTTCGTCGCCGGCTGCGCTTCCACCACGCAGAACATGACCAGCCCTCCCGAGTCCCGCATCACGCTGGAGTTTAGGGGCGAAGGCGGACACGGCCCAGTCATCATCGTCAACAACGCCCAGGTGGGCGTGACGGCAAAGCCGGTCGGGCTCGATATCCTCAACCCGGCTGTAGCCGCGAACGCCGCCTATCAGCAGGGCGCGAATCAGACGCAGACGATGGACAGGCCACAGGCCGTTGCCATCAAACCCGCAGAATCGCCCCAGGACAGCGACGAGTCCGTTCTGGCAGTAGGTATGGGGGAAGGCGAAGAAGCCCGGCAGGAGCCTTCCCAGGAGCCCAGGGATGTGTTTGAGCGACTCGAACGCGAGGCGCAGGATGCGGCTACCGTGCTGGACGCACTCGACCAAACGCGGCAGGCCGCTTCGACGACGAATCCGTAAGACAGTTTCCCGCTCCGACCCGCCGGGTGGCGGGCAGGGCAAACATAGGCTCAGAGCACAGGAGTACGACGATGGCATTCCGCGAAAACATCTCCCTCGGCAAGACCAAAATCCGCGAAGGGCACATCAAGGCCCTGCATCTCGGGGGTGATCCCGAGAACGGGACTCCCGGCACCCTGCTGACGGCTTCCGCCGCCGAACTCAACATGCTGGCGGGGCTGGCCCCCAGTGGCGAGGCGGCTGGCACCGGTGTCGCGGCTGCAACCACCTTCGGCGGCGCGAACAAGACCGTCATCACCCTCGACGAGCTGGCCGTCACCATCACCCGCAAAACCGAAGACAGCTCCGGCTGGGGCACCGCCAAGCTGCTCGACTTCCCCGCCGGGCGTATCCTCGTCCTCGGCGTGGTTGCGGACCTCGTGGTTGATGTCTCGGGGTCGGCCAACGTGGGCGACACGGGCAGTGGCGATCTCGCCCTCGGCACCGTCGCCGCCAACGCCGTTGCGTCCCTCACCTCCACCCTGGCCGACCTGCTCCCGACCACCGCGATCACAGACCCGATGGTCGCGGGCGTCGGCACGGCAAAGGGGGCACTCGCCGCTTCGGCGCAGTTCGACGGCACGACCACCGCCAAGGACATGCACCTCAACGTCATGATCGACGCTGGCGATGTGACCACCGGCAATGGCGAGTCCCTGGTGAGCGGCACCGTCACTGTCCACTGGATCAACCTCGGCGACTACTAGACCACCGCGGGGCGGCTCGGAGCCTGGCCAGGCCCATGATCTGGCTGAGGTGGTTCGACTCCATCCCCCGCTATTCGGAGCATGGCACAATGAGCACACTGGCACCAGTCCGTAAAAAGGTGTACGTCGTGGCCGAAGGAGATACCGCCGGGACGTACACCTGCGAGGCGGCAATCGGCACTCCCCTGGCCGAGGCCGCATGGAGCATCGTCAAGACCGACTCGGTTGGCAGCAATGCCTACCCGGTTGTCGGCGGCAAGATCGTGACGGGGCGCAAGCTGGTGGCCGCAGACTACGCCACCTACACCTACACGGCTCTCGACGAGTAGGGACGACAATGGCAACTCCCGAATCCAGAACCCTCACCGTCACGCCCTCCGCCCGGACACTGGTTTGGTCGGGAGGCCCGATGTCCGTAGGCAACGTGTTTGCCGTGGCGGTCGTCATTGCAGCCGACGAGGATTGGACTTTCGAGGACGGGCACACCTACCGGCTGACGGCCAAGCGGGTAGGCGAGCTTGGGGCGGATGCCGTCGGACACTGGCCTGTCGCCGTGATGGGGGAGAGGTCCGGGACCGTCGCGCTAGACCTGTCCATTCCCGCCCTGCGGAATCTGATCGGCTCCGCCGACTGGCTCCCGTTGCAATGGGGCCTTGACGATCTGGTCTATGGCCCGATGGGGGTAGACGTGGCGGGAGGCGCGGCACTGCTGGGCAACCAGGCATACAGGCCCGCAGACACGCCCCCGGTCAACCCCGACGAGAACACCTACACCGATGCCGAAGTGGATGCGCTCGTCAACAACTCCGGTCCTGCCAGATGCACGGTTGAGTCGCCCGGTGAGATCGGAGGAGGGCGCGTAGTCGATCACCAAGGCAACTACTACCTTTCCGCCAGCGCAACCGTCCCGCCGCTTGGAATTACGGCCGGCGCAGCAGTGACCGGGGCGGACCTCACGATTCAGACCGAGGGAATCATGATTGATTCTTCATGGTCTTGGACTCCGAACGCCATCCTCTACGCCGGTGTGAACGGAGTCCTGACGGAGACGGCTCCGAGTTCTGGCGTGTCCGCGCCCGTCGCACAGGCAATCTCGGCAACCAAAATCGCAATCCGTATCCAACGCACGATCACCCTCGCATAGCACAGGAGTTCCAAAAATGGCAGGAAACAAGTATCTTTCGCACAGCGGCGGCAACCTCCAGGAAGTGGCGGCGATTCAGACTTCCGCCGGAGCTAGCGATGCCGGGAAGATTCCGGCTCTCGATGCGTCCGGTCTGCTCGCGTCCAGCATGATGCCCGCGGGAGTTGGGGCCGACACAATCGTCGTTCCCGCTTCCGAGGCAATCGCCGACGGGGATTTCGTCAACCTCTACAACGACGACACGACGGTCAAATGCCGCAAGGCGGACGCGACCACCAACAAGCCAGCCCACGGGTTTGTTCTGGCTGCGGTCGAAAGTGCGGCAAATGCGACCATCTACCCCATCGGGACGACCAACAGCCACCGCACCGGCATGACTGTCGGCACCGTCCAGTATCTCGCGACGACTCCCGGTGCGACAACCGAGACCGCCCCGAGCGCAACCGGCAACATCGTGCAACGACTCGGCGTCTCGTCCAGCGCAACCGCCATCAACTTCAATCCGTCGGACCCGATCATCCTCGCGTAGTCGGTTCGGCAAGGATACTGCGATATGCCAAGACCGCTCATACTGTCAAGCGGGAGCGTTGCACAGCTTGGCGATGCTCCCGTCAGTCTGGCCATGCTGTCCACGGACCCCACGGCTCCCGGTTCTGGCATCCTCGAAATGTATGCCAAGGCGGATGGGTTGTACGCCCGTTTGCCTGCTGGCACTGTGGTAGGGCCGTTTGGCTCCGGCTTCCCGACCCGCGAATTTTCCTACCAGGGGATCGACGCGCTGCTTTCGACGGGAGCGACCACCGACACCAGCGCAAACTGCGTCTGGCGTTGCATAGGCGAGTACAACAGCCAAGCCGCTTACATCTCGCAGGACGGCACGCTCTATCTGTGGTACAACGGCAGTACAGCGTGGTATGTGTCCGCTGTCCTCGGCACCGCCGGAACCGACTATTTCACCCTCGCGACGTTGGCGGGCAACTACGCTGGCGCTGGCGCGTGGACGGGAGAAACCTTGGCCGTCGCCGCCGCCGTCCCGTTGGCACCCAACTATGCGCTAGCGTGCCGCGTGGTCCGTGCCGCTGCCGAATCCGGCGCGTATGCCTTCCTGGCCGTCGATGACTTGCGCATTGCATCCGGGGCGGTTTCGCTAGTCGTTCGGGTGTTAGTCGGCAAATCCGATTGGGCGGGCGGCAATGCGGGGTCGAAAACAGTCCTCTGGAAAATCCGCATCTACAAGTGGAGCGACGGCACCGCGCCCGCGTGGGTAGTCGCCGAAACTACGCTCACCAGCACCCTCGACGAAGACAACGGAGACCCGCAAGCCGACAGCGCGACCATTACGCTATCCGGCATCCTCGCCGCCGGAGACCACTGCCGGGTGGAGGTGTACCGTTCGGCACTCGACCCCGGCACCTATGCCACCAGCGCCGTCCTGCACGGCGGGGAGGTGGCCCTTGCCTAGCCTGCACCCAGTTTTCGACGTAGCCAACCCCCGCGACGTGCGGCTATGCCTGTCTACTCTCTACCATCCTCGCGTTCCTGCGGGCGGAAGCTGGCTCGATTGCTCGCCGTGGCAGTCCGGATTGTCCTACGCGGCGGGCGGCGGGGCCAGCGTCGCACCAGCAGGAGCCGTTTTTCCCGGCACGACGTCATGGGTCGGATCGCCTCGCTACATTACGGGCGTAGGCGGAGTAATGGGTTTGCACGGGTTGCCCGGCGTGACAATGTTCGCGTGGGTGCGCCGCGCGGCCAGCGTAACCGGCGCTGGCATACTGTGTTGGGACCGCGATTTTACTTCTGGGGGAGGCACAAATCGGGGCGGCGGCGCGTTGGTTGCAGATGGCGCAAACTTGATTGTTCGCGTCATTGTGACCAATAGCAGTGGTTTTCGCGAGCTGTCTACGGGTTTGACCATTCCGCAAGACGCATGGGCCTTTGTGCTGGCGTCGGTAAACGCTGCGGGAGGAACCTACGTCGCCCGCGTGAACGCAACGGAAGTAACCGGAAACTTCACCGCCGGGTCGTTGTTTGTAAGCGGTGCCGACGGCTTGCGCACCGGCATTGGAGCGGAGTCGGGCAACGGCAATCTTTCCGGCTTTTTCCAGGGCAGCATAGACGACGCTTGCGTTGTAGCAGGAACTACAGCCGCTGGTGCCCGGCGCTATCTCTACGAGTCAACCCGCCACCGGTTTGGAGTATAGCCATGTACGGATTCCGCATTATCGACGGACGCTTGACCGCCCCCGGCTACGACTACCAGCCCGGCGAGGGCGTCCATGTCTGCGCCGACTTGCGGGCGTGGTTGGATGTGGGATCGCTGTCCTGTCCCGTGCTGGACAGCGGGCAGGTCCGCGAGGCGACGGCGGAAGAGATGGCGCCGTGGTTCCCTCCTCCCGTGGTCCAGTACAGCAAGCTCAAGGTAGGGCGGATGCTCCGTGCGCAGGGCTGGCTGGCGGACTTCCTGGCCTTTCTGGACGCCAACGATCTCCGCTTCGATTGGGACAACGCGAACGTGCTGGCGTCGGATGATGACGAGTTCATGTCTGGCATCTCCGCCTTCGCGCAGGCCAAGGGCGCGACCATCGACCAGGTGTTGGCCTTGCTGGAGGGATGCCGCAGTGAAGACTAAGCCGAAGCTGACTTACATCGACGGGTACTGGCTGGACGCTGGCCCGCATTGGCATGAGTTCACTCCAGCCGAACGGTCGAATATCCTCAACGGCGTGGGGCCGGAGTCGTGGCCCCGCTTTATTCGCTGGCTGTTCGATCTACTGCCGTTCCTCAAGCCGGCCAGCCGCCCTCATGACATCGATTTCCATGTTGGCGGAGACGCAAAGGCCCGCCGCGCCGCGAATCGCCGGTTCCTCGCAAACACCTACCGGGTGGCCAAAATGCGCTTCGGTTGCGGATTCTGGCATGGGCTGGTGTCCGGCAAGGCCATCCGCTGGACGCTCACCATGCTTTGGCTCGGCGCGGCCTGGCTGGCGCTTGCGGTTGGCTCGTCGAGGCACTGGACTCACAGGACGACGGCGTGAACATCACCTACAAGGCGGAACCAACGTTGGCGAGGTTCCATCAGTCGGAAGCCTCGGTTCGCGGGGTGATGGGGCCGATTGGGTCCGGCAAATCGGTTGCATGCTGCGTGGAGATTCTGTCACGGGCGATGCGGCAGGCACCGGACAAATACGGGGTCCGGCGGACTCGCTGGGCCGTGATTCGTCAAACCTATCCCGAACTCAAATCTACCACGATCAACACATGGAAGGAGTGGGTACCGGAGCAGGTTTGCCCGATCACCTACGGTGCACCAATCGACGGGCGCATGGCTACGCCGCTTCCCGACGGCACCAGGATGGACATGCAGGTGTACTTTCTCGCCCTTGACAAGCCAAGAGACGTGAAAAAGCTGCTATCGCTGGAGCTTACCGGGGCGTGGATCAACGAAGCGAGGGAGATTGACAAGACCATTGCGCAGGCGGCGCTGTCGCGGACGGGCAGGTATCCGTCGAAACGCGACTGCGATGAAATCACTTGGACCGGTCTCATCATGGACACCAATCCGCCCGACGACGATCACTGGTGGTACCGCCTGGCGGAGGATGTGAAACCGGATGGGTGGCAGTTCTTCAAGCAGCCAGGCGCACTGGTGCAAGTTCTGAACGACAATGGCAAGATCATTGGCTACGAGGCCAATCCCGGTGCGGAAAATGTGCAGAACCAGCCATTGGGCTATCAGTATTGGCTGCGGCTGACGGAAGGAGCGGACCCGGAATGGATAGCGGTTCACTGCTGCGGACGCTACGGCACGGTGTTCGACGGCAAGCCGGTGTTCGGCGGGGTGTACAACGATGCTGTCCATGTGTCGCCGACGCCACTCGGACTATTTCGAGGCCGGCCGATTTTTCTTGGCTGGGACTTCGGGCTCACTCCTTCCTGCATCGTCGGGCAACTCGCTCCAGACGGTCAACTGCGCATTCTTCGCGAAATGGTATGTCAGCGTGGCGGCGTCAAACAGTTCGCGACGGATGTTGTCAAGCCCACCCTTGCGGCGCTTTTTCCGAATGTGCCGTTGGTTTCCGGAGGCGATCCGGCGGGCAATCAGGCGAGCCAGGCAGACGAGCTTACATGCCTCGGGCAACTGGAGATGCTCGGCATCCCGACTCGGGCCGCGCCTACGAACGACTTCCTGCCGCGACGGCAGGCGGTAATTGACCGGCTCACGCGCATGGTTGACGGCAAACCCGCATTCCTGCTCGACCCGTCGTGCAAAATGCTGCGGCGCGGGTTCCTTGGCGGCTATCGCTTCGAGCGTGTGCAGGTGTCCGGAGAAGAGCGTTACCGGGATGTCCCGAGCAAGAACAAGTTCAGCCATCCGCACGATGCGTTGCAATACCTTGTCATGCTGGTGGACACGATGCATGCACACGTTCCGGCAGTTTCTCCTCCCGTTCCGTCTGCCTCCTGGGCCGGAATGGTGTAAAACCTTGGAGGGTTCGCTTGTAACCTTCTTGGGTTCCCTGTAAAGTAGTGGTGTCCGGCAGGCATTGCGCGGTGCGTGGCGGGCGGGTCTCCTTGGTTCGGGCGTAGTTGGGCAGCCCACTCCCAGCTACGCCCTCTTTCTTTCCGGGACACGACATGCTGACGGTCAAGCCCAATTCACAGCTTGAGGCGGAAGAGCGCGAGGCGCTCGACCAAGCTGACCAGCAACGGCAGTCGCCAGTTGTCACATCTCTTGCCGCATACGTGGCCAAGGCGTTCCAGGACGCCGAGATGCACCGCCAGACGACAGGGGTGACGGACCGGCTTCTGCGTTCGCGGCGGGCAAAGTCAGGGAAGTACGACGAGGGTAAGCTGGCCGCAATTCAGGCAAAGGGTGGAAGCTCCCTTTTTTTCAACATCACGGAAACCAAGTGCGAAGCGTTCGAGGCGTGGCTTGAGGATGTCTTCGCTCCGGTTGGCGACCGTCCGTGGGACGCGCAGCCGACCCCGATACCTTCCCTGCCTTCAGGGAACGCGGAAACCGTAGTCGAGGCGACTGTCGCTCAGTTCCAGGGGCAACCCAACGTGTCGCCCGAAGAGGTGATGGCGTTCGCAGAAGACCTCTACGACGAAACGCTGCGCCAGATGTACGACGAGGCGAAGAAGACATGCGAGCGCATGGTTCGCAAGATGGAGGACCAGACGGCGGAGGGCGGACTATTCGAAGCTCTGACCGAGTTCATCAGCGACCTCGGCACCTATCCGTCGGCGGTACTCAAGGGGCCGGTTCTTCTGCGCAAGAAACGGTTGGCGTGGCGAGACGGGAAAGTCGATGTGACGGACGAAATCATCCCCACATGGAGCTGCGTTGATCCGTTCTCGTTCTACCCTGGCCCGAATGCTCGGCACGTAAACGAGTCCTACGTGTGCGAAGTGATCGACCTCGACCGGCGCAACCTCTCGGAGATGCGCGACGTTCCGGGATGGAACAAGCAAGCCATCGAGGCGGTTCTTGCCTACGCGCCAGCGACCATGTACCCGATGGTGTCGGGCGAAGCCGAGAAGGCGGCGCTTGAGAATCGGCTGACTATCCACAACAACGGCATGCCGGATGCAACGATCCGGGTCATCGAGTTTTGGGGAAATGTGCCGGGCTCCATGCTGGCGGAATGGGGTATGGATGATATTTCCGACCCCTACCAGTATCACGAGGTGAACTGCATTCTGGTCGGCAATCAAGTCGTGAAGGCGATTTTGAATCCAGACCCGCTTGGACGCCGCCCGTACTACGTGTCGTCGTTCATCCGCAACAAGAACTCCCTGTGGGGGCTGAAAAGCATTCCCGAGAAGATGGAGGACTGCCAGGAGGGCGTGAACGGGGCGCAGCGGAACCTGCTGAACAATCTCGCCATCTCTTCCGGCCCGCAGGTCGCCGTGGACCTGGACGCGGTTCCCCCTGAGCATGTGCCGACGGTGAATCGGTTGTATCCGTGGAAGGTTTGGCTGTTTCGTGGCACCAAGACGCAGCAGAACGAGCCGGTCCGCTTCTTCCAGCCGTCTAGCAATTCGGCGGAGCTGATTGCCATTTCCGACTACTATGAGAAAAAGTCGGACGACCGCACCCTGATTCCTCGGTACGTCTACGGGAACGAGAACCTGGGCGGTGCCGGGCAGACGGCCAGCGGTCTGTCCATGCTGATGAACGCGGCGGCTCGCGGAATCAAACGGGTCATCAAGAATCTGGACCGGGACGTTCTCCGACCGGCCATCGAGCGGTTGTATACCTGGAACATGGTTCATATCGAAGACGATTCGCTCAAGGGCGACGTGCAAGTGGTCCCTCGCGGGGCGCTTGCCATTCTGGTGCGCGAGCAGGTGCAGATTCGCCGCCAGGAGTTCCTGGCCATGACGAACAATCCGACCGACCTGCAAATCATCGGCATGCAGGGCCGGGCCACTCTGCTACGCGAAGTGGCGAAGGGACTGGACATCCCGGTCGAGAAAATCATTCCGAGCGAGGAAGAGCTTCGCCGCAGAGTCGAAGAGCAGTTGGCACAGCAAGTCGTCGTGTCCGATCCGTCAACGGAAGGGGAGCAGAATGGGTAGCCTGGAACGAAGCATAGCGCGGGATCAGGGCAGAATGACCGCTAAGGAGGGCAGCCGGGTTTTCCGCGAAGCTCTCAGAGTCGGGACGCAGGTCGAGTCCGCGATCAAGGCAACGGTGTGCAAGCTCCCTTTTTGGCGTCGGGTCGGCATCGCCGCCCGCATTCTTGCGGGGAGGTGGAAATGACATCTCCCGACATGGAAGCCGTCCGCGCCATTGCCCGACTGTCCAGCGAGCATGACTTCGGGGTGTTTGTCGAGTGGCTGAAGCTGGCTACCGACGATGCGATTCACTACCTGCTGAACGTGGCTGACGCTCATATGATGGCGGAGGCACGCGCCGAAGCGGCCCTGCTGCGTGAGCTGGTGGATATGATTGAGTCCGCTCCGGGTATCGTCCGGGGCGGATTGAACACGAGTGTCATGGCGGACGGAAGACCGCAAACCGGCGGCTCCGGCACTTCCGCCATAGGTGAACACCCGAAAGGGCTCACAAACAGAGGTGCAGGACAATGAGTCTCCCTACCGCATTGCAGGCGCAGTTGGACAAGGTGAACGCCGCTCAGCAGGAACATGCGCAGGAGCCGGACAAGGCCCAGCCGCAGAACCATGCCGAACCCGGCAACCACGACCAGCCGCCCGCGAACAGACAGGCAGGACCGCAGCCGCAGCCGGAGGAAAAGGCGCGGCAGCAGGGGAATCCCGATCAGGCTCCCCGCAGCGAGGACTGGAAGCACAAGTTCGATGTCATCAACGGCAAGTACGTCAGCGAGACGGGGCGGCTTCGCGCCGAAGTCGGGCTGCTCCGCGACTCACTGCGACGGGCAACGGCGGAGCTTGACGCTCTGCGCGTCAGGCATCCGGACGGCGCGACGCAGATTCAGCCCCGGCAACCCGGCATGGATCAGGACGCCAACATCGTCGGCGACGACGAGGTGAAGCGCCTGGTCAAGCCCGACCTGATCGAAGAATTCGGCGTGGACTACTGGAAGCAGCAGATCGCTCTGCAACGGGCGCTGCAAGGGTCCAGGAGTCCCGCGCAGGACAGAATCGAGCAAGTCGAGGGCAGACTGGAAGACCAGTCCCGCAGGGCTTTCTACACCGAGTTGTCCGCTCTGGTTCCCGAATGGGAGCAGATCAACTCCAGCAAGGAATTCGACGAGTTCCTCGGCGGAGTCGAGCCGTTGACAGGGACGACATTCGAGTCGCTTCTCCAGGACGCCTACCGCACATTCGATTCGGCCAGGGTGGCGCGGCTGTTCCAGCGCTTCCTCGGGGAATTCCCGGACGGGAAAAAGAAGGCTCCTTCCGTCGAAAGCCAGGTGATGCCGTCGGGTCGCAGCGTCCACGACGCGCCTGCCGCCGGTGCCACGATGAGCTTCGAGGACTGGACCAAAAAGATGCAGGGGCTTACTTCGGGCGGCATGAGCCCGACGGAAGCCGTGAAACGGAAACAAGAACTCATGGACGCCTATCAGCAGGGGCGCGTCGCGAAGCCCAACGACGGGGCGGGGGCGGGTGCCCCCTCCTTCGTGTAGCGCCTCCCCGGGGCGTCCTCCAAATTGAAGGAGTCGGCAAATGCCTGGCTATCCTACCGCAACCGGACACCCGAATCACTCGGGCACCTACATCCCTCTTCTCTTCGCCACCTTGCTTCTGGTGGAATTCTACGCGGCCACGATCTTCGGGGCCATCGCGACGACCGAGCATGAAGACGAACTCCAGAAGTTCGGCGACACGCTCCGCATTCGGACCCTTCCCGAGATCGTGTCCCGCGACTACGTGAAGGGGCAGAAGCTCCAGTACCAGACCCCCGAGGGCGGCTTCATCGATCTGGTGATCGACAAGGGCAAGTATTGGGGCGTCGGCATCAATGCCGTGGACAAGAAGCAGATCGACATCCCCTACGTGCAAAAGTGGGCTGAACACGCCTCCATGAAGCAGAAAGTCGCCATCGACACCGACGTGCTCGGGCGGGTCTATGCCGAGGCGGACGCCCACAACAAGGGCGCGACGGCCGGCAAGGTGAGCGGTGACTTCAACCTCGGCGCGTCCGGCAGCCCCCTGGCGCTGACCAAGGACAACATCATCGACAACATCATCGACTGGGGCGTGGTGCTCGACGAGCAGAACGTGCCCGACGAGGAACGCTGGGTGGCGTTGCCGTCCTGGGCCTGCGGCTTGCTCAAGAAATCGGACCTCAAGGACGCCAGCATGACCGGCGACGGCAAGAGTCTGCTGCGCAACGGCAGGCTGGGCATGATCGACCGGTTCGAGGTGTTCCGCACCAACAACCTCTCCGTGGTTGCCGACGGTGCCTATTCGGCCACGAACGCCATGTTCGGCCACAAGATGGCCATTGCGTTCGCCAGCCAGATGATGATGACCGAGACGCTCAAGAACCCGGACGACTTCGGCGAGATCGTGCGGTCGCTCCAGGTCTACGGCGACAAAGTGCAGAAGCCCGGGGCTCTGGGAACCCCCTACATCCGCAAGGGCTGACGCGGAACGGAAGGCCGGGGGAGTCGTTCCCCCGGCCTGTCCAAGAAAACCACACCGAACACAGGAGTACATCCGATGTCCGTGAAAGAATTTGCCATGATCGGCGACGGCAATGCCCTCAACCACCAGGACGGTGGCAAGACGTTCGTCGTCAAACGCACCGTGGACTGCTCGGCGAACAACGTGGCGCAGGCCGACGTTGTGAAGCTGATGAACGTCCCGGCTAACACGTTCGTCAAACAGGTGATCGTCAACGTCCGCACCGCCGAGGGCGGCACCCTCACCCTTGACGTGGGCGACCACGCCATCGCCAACGACGCCGAGGTGGACAAAGACGGCTACCACGACGGTCTGAACGGCAATGCCCAGGCCGTCGTCTTCACCCGCGCCCAGCTCGCCGAAAACACGACCACCATCGCCTACGCGGAGGGCAAGTTCTACGCCGCCGCCACGGCCTACATCGGGGCGCTGTTCAACAACGCCGCCGACGCCGCCGTGATCGACTTCATCATCGAGTGCGTGGACTGCCGCTAACGGCATCGCCGCAGACGGCAACAACATCGGCGGGCCGGGGACACCTGAACCCGGCCCGCCTCAACAGAAGGAACCAAGAAGATGCCGAACAAAGTGCGAATCGTGCAGCGCAAGGACGGATCGATTTTCACCTGGACGCCGGTTCTCGACGCCATGCCGGAGATGCACCCGGGTTGGCTGACGGTGCATGACGACGGGCGGCGGGAAATCCAGCTCGACCGTGCCGTGGTCCGCGACCTCGACGTGTCTACTCTGTCGCAGCGGGAGCGCAGTCTGATCGAGGAGAACGCCAAACTGCGCCAGATGCTCGCCGTCGCGGGAGGTGTGGTGGCTCCCGTGGCGCATGCCATGCCCGAACCGGGAGGCCCGCAGGAATACCCCATTCCCCCCATGCCGGATGCCGTGGCCGACCTGACCGTCGTTCCTCCCGAAATGGAAGAGCCCATCGCGTTCCAGCCGGAACCGAAGCGGATGAACCGCGAGCAGCTTGAAGGGATGACGAGGACCGAGATCGGGAATCAGATTCGCGCCTTCGACCGCGCCGCGAAAATCCCCGGCAGGATGGGCAAGCCCGAACTGGTGGAACTCTGCCTGACGGTGCAGGGCCAGCCCGAGGAATAGCGTCATGGGCACCGCCACCATCGAAACACTTCTTCCTCTGGTGCAGCTTCCGCGCTGTCCAGACAACGCGGTGTTGCAGGCTCTCCGGCTTGCGGCCCGAGAGTTCTGCCTTGACACGGGCTGCTGGCGCGAGGCGATTGACGCGGTGGCGATGGTGGCAGGACAGACAGAATACGCACTGGTTCCGGAGTATGGCAACGCCACAATTCGGCACGTTGTTTCGGTCGAGATCGACGGGGCGACTGTTCCTGAATCCCGCTGGTCGTTCCAGACTGACGGTGTTCTTGTCTTCGATCCGGAATGGGTCGGCGGCACATCCTTGGTGGCGACCGTCGTCTACCTTCCTTCCGTATCCTGCGACGACTTGCCCGACTGGCTTCTGGTTCGGTTCGGGGAATCGATTTCCAGCCGTGCGGTGGCTGGGCTCAAGCTCAATCCGGAAAGCAGCCGCGATCCGGTGCCTTGGTACGACCCGAGCGGGGCGGTTCTTGCTCTCGAACGCTACCGGCAAGGGGTGTTCGAGGCGAAAGTCGAACTGCTGACGGGGCGAAGGTCCGGAGATGTCCGGGTTCAGCATTCGTCCTTCTACTTGTAGGAGAAGAGACGTGACCGAACGCGAAATGGATCAAATCGTCGAACGGCTGGCCGCGAAGATAGCGGCGACAAGCGGGGAGTCCCACTGCGTCCTCGGCCTCGACCATGAGATGGTTGCGCAGTTGAAAGACCTTGCCAACACCTGGAAGAGCGGCAGGAAGGCTGGGCTCATAGCGTTCATCACTCTCGCCGTCGCGTTTCTCGTCGGGCTGTTCGGGCTGGGCGTCGTGCAGAAAATCAGGGAGGTCGTCAAACCATGACCGGACAGGAAGTCATTGACCGCGCCTGGAGCATGGTGCAGGACACCGAGAGCACGAAGCGGAACCCTGTCGCCGTCATGGTCGGGTTCCTGAACGACGGCATCGAGGACGTGCTTTCCCGCCGTCCTGCGCTGCGCCTTGCCGACGACGGGTCCGTTGCCACCTTCTCCCGCTTGATTTCGGCAACCGTCGCGTCTGCCGATCTTCCGGTCGGATATGCCTACCTGGAGCCGCTTGCCCACTATCTGGCGCATCGGGTTTTCGAGCTTGACGCGGACGATGAGCACAACGCCGGTCTTTCGGCATCGCATTTCCGACGCTACATGGAGGCGACCTAGCCTTGCACATCGCTCTGGACAGATTCGGCGGAATCGCCCCGGCCGTTGACCCGGAAGCGCTTGCCGACCATATGGCGCAGACGGCGCGGAATTGCCGATTGTCGTCCGGCAAGCTGGTTCCTCTGCGGCGGAACAGCGTAGTGTCCGAGCTTGGCGCGGTTGGCCATAAGGGGCTGTACCGCTGGGAGTACGACGAGCATAAACTGACGTGCGGGACGGCGGGCAGCACGACGGTTTCGGCGTGGAAGGCGCTGACGAATCCCGGCTTCAAGATTTCCATCGACGGGACCGAATACAGCATCGCTCCCACCTTCTCCGCCGCAACGGACATGGCAGGAATCGCCGTCGCGATCCAGACGAAGCTGCGGGAGGAGACAGAGGGTATCGAGCGGGTGGAATGGGCGACGAACAAGTTCATTTTCTGGTGCAATGGCGAAGTGACGGCGCTTTCCGCCCCGGACTCCGGCGCGGACATCAGCGGGGCATCCTGGCTGAACGGGCTGGTTGCTGCGGCCACGCTGGACAACGCCGCCAAGGAAAGCTGGCTGACCTGGGCGAATGATGTCGATGTGGTCCGCAGCTCCGTAGCTTCCGACCAGTACAGCCGCATCTACTGGACCGGGGACGGGAAACCAAAGGTGCGCGGGTACGACGCCGGGACGACAAAGACCTTTGACCTCGCCATTCCCAAGCCCGACAGAGCACCGCTTGTCGAGGCTGCGCCGCAGCTTGCGTTCGACGACATTAAATGGTACGTCGAAACGGCGGGCGCTGCCCCCTCGGCGGCCGGAACCAGCTTTTCGGCATGGGAACGGGACGGACGAAAAATCACAGCAAGTGCCACATTTAGTTCGTCGAGCCTCGTTTCCGGGCAGGAATACCGGTTCGTGGTCAAGGTGCATTGCACGGACTGCGATGGGGGGCCGAAATGGGTCTACTGCAACCGGGTGCAGTCGTTCGCCTACAACAAGGTGTTCAACTCCATCAACTATCCGATGTGGGAGGAGGACTTGGCGAATGGTACCGATCACGACGACGCGGACACGGAGATTGCCAAAAAAGATAGCGGTGTCCGCGTCTCCCCCACCATGACGGTGAACACCGTATGGCAAAAGGCCCAGCTTCTCGACCCGCTCAGCCCGGAAGGCGGATATGCCATCACGATCAAGTTCAACGCGACGATCACCCTGGAAGGGAGCTTCTCCAATAACGACAAGGCGTTTCCTCGCTACTGCTACGCCTATGTGACCGAATGGGGAGAAGAGGGACCGGTCGGCGAAGCAAGCGGCGAACTGGTCGTGGAGGACGGCGAAGTCGGCAAAGTGTGGATGCCGGTGCAACTCCCGACCGGCGGGGCAGACCGAGGAATCGTCACCAAGCGGGTATACCAGACGGACGGCGCGGGCGACTGGCGTTTTGTCGCCGACGTGCCGGTTGACGATCCGTCGCAATCGGCTACGATCAACGCATCCGTGAAGGGGTCCGCCGCTGCCGACAACGGTGTGCTGACCTGGGAATACGCCCTGGCGGAAAAGTCATACGAGCTTCTCGGTGAAGTGTTGGAACCCGACGTGCTGCCGCCTGACGATGCTCTGGCGGGGCTATGCCGTCTGCCCGGCGGCTACTTCGCCGCGTTCAAGGGGCGCGAGGTATGGATTTCCCTTGCCTATCGCCCGGAGGCATGGCCGGAAGGCTACCGCTTCGCGTTCCATGATGAGATTGTTGCGATCAAGGCAAGCGGCAACGAGCTTTTCGTCCTGACGGAGAAGACCCCGTGGCTGCTGTCCGGGTCCGAGCCGCAGTACATGACTCAGACACAGATCATGCACGACGAAAGGGCACTTGCAAAGCGCGGCGTCGCGCAGGTGAGGAGTCTAGTCCTCTCCCCCGGCCCTGACGGTCTCAGTGCCTTTCTGGGCGGAGGGGCCAGCGTGGCGACGAAAGGGCTTTTCGACGCGCCTACTTGGAATGGCATCACGCCCGCCAGCCTGCTTGCGGCTGGCCAGGACGGCGCGTATGTCGGCTTTCACTCGGAAGGGGCGCTTTTGCTCGACTTCGGCGAGGGCGCGAACACGGCCACGACGGCGGACGACACGGGAATCACGGCGCTGTACCGGGACGACGAGACAGACAGCCTGTATGCCATCGACGCGGCGGGCGACCTTGTTATCTGGAGTCCCGACAACGGAACGGCCCGTTCGCTGGTCTGGCGCAGCCGGGAGTTTGTGCTGCCCCGCCCGGCCCGGTGGGTGGTTGCGCAGGTCCGCGCATCCGCCTACGGCGGGGCCGTTCGTTTGCGGCTATACGGCGACGGACTGCTACGGGGCACCTATGTGCCGACCGACGGGCAGGCGCGGAAAATCCCGGTCCACGGGCGCTGTCTGCGTTGGAGCCTCGAAGTGGAATCTACGGCGACCGTCTACGAAATCGCGGCGGCTTCCAGCATGGCGGAGGTGCGCAATGGCTAGAGTCATGCCGGAACGGGTGCGTTCCATCCCCTCGACCAACACCGTGCGCGATTTCGAGATTCGCCGCATCCTGGACGCGATTGTGCAGGTGCTCCGGTATCTGGAATCCGCGGGGGCGACAGCCATCGATGGAAGTGCCGACGGCGTGAACATCGGCGACGGCGCGGATGTGTTCGCCGGCCTGGTGCGCGACAAATTGGGGTTCCGGCGCGTTCGCGGGCGCAACGGAGTGGAAGTCCGCGTGGCTGGCGACACGCTGGAAATTAGGTCTTCCGGTGGTTCAGCAGGCGGCGGGGCTTCGACCGACGAGCGGGTCGGCATCTCGTCGTCTGACGAAAACCCCGGCTATCTTGCCGACAAGCTGACTGGAGACGGGGCTTTCATCAAGGTGGAAGCAGGTGAAGACCCCGGAACGCTACTTGTGCGATGGAACGGGATCGATGTGGGGGGGTACAACGAGAACGCCGATCAGTTGGCCGGCCATGCGGCGGGGACTCCGGGGCTGTGGGATGTGGTGACGGCGGTGGGCGCGCCGGGCAGCGCCTCGGCGATTCCAACCGAGCAGGCAGTGCGGGCGGCGATTCCGAGTGTGCCTTACGTGGTGACGACGGTAGGGAGTCCCGGTTCGGACGCCAACGTGCCGAGCGAGCAGGCAGTGCGGGAGGCAATCAATGGCATCAGCATCCCGAGTGTGCCCTCCTTCACGACGGTGACTGTGGTGACGGCGGTGGGACAGGACGCAACGACGGGGGCGCTGCAATACAAGACCCGGACGGTGAAGGTTGTCGATCCGGGCACGGAATCCGGGTGGACGACGTTTGCCGGTGCCGAAGACTTCGAATGTCCGGAGGGGGTGTAGCATGGGCGGTCTGCTGCGCAACCCGGTGACGGGGAATTTGTACCGCAACGCGGGCGGAGGGCTGATCTTCAACGGGCTTGCTGCTGCGCAGGAGTGCTGCTGCGGGGAAGATCCGGTCAATGACGTGTCGCTGATGGAGGCTATCTACGAACGCCAGAAAGCGGCAAACCGCCCCAGCGGTGAGTTGATCGACCCGTACACCGGTCCGTACTACACGCTGGCGGAGCTTTGCGCGTTCGCCAACAATTTCTGCGCGAATCAATATTGGATTCTGGACCGCGACTGGAATGGTGGGGGAACTGCCACTCCGGTCACAACCAGGAGCGCCAACTATTTTGGCGTGGTTGGGTCTGGCAAGACTGTTGAAGTGGCGGACGAGGATGAGCTGTTTGTGGAAGTGGTGAAATTCGCGCGGTCAACTCTGCCGAATTTGCCTACGTATATGGGCCTGGCCCTTGGGTATGCGAAGGGCGGACAGGACGACAACGTGCCAGATCAGACTATGGACGATGCCATTCAGTCGGCCAAAGACAACTTTGCGAATGGCGGAGGCGCAACCTACGGAGTGCATACCCATGTCTACTATTACCTCAACAACCGGGCGTCAGCATACGCCTGCATGCCATGTTTGATTCAGCCCACCAGCGGTGCGTCGGTGGACACAAGGAACGGACGAACCATCTCGCTATGGGCCAAGCCTGCGGTGGCGACCAATACGGCTGGCGGCTTCGGAGTCCAGCAACGAGATTGGTCCGGCCACGGGGTCAGCGGTCTGTCGGCTGGTGTCTACTGCAAAGTTGCAGGAGCCTATGTGGACGCTGGCAACGATAACTACGCGCCGGCGGAAACGTATTCCGGGTATTCAGGTGCCCCGTCGTCCTGGCCAAGCTCGACTCTTCCTTCCGGCTATGTGGGTGTCAGCCTTGGATTTCAGCTCGCCAGCTTTTTCTATCTATGCGATTGGGATTTCGTCTATCTATGAATGCGCGGGAACATTCAGATGGAACCATTGTGTTCACCGACGACAGCGGGCCGGAAACCCTGGCTGGCTACCGGCGGATCGGGCGACGGATTTTTCGGCTGGCGGTGAGGCCGGGGCCGTGCGGAGACCGGGCCGTCACGTCCTGCCGGAAGTGCCATAAAAGACGGCAGTGGTGGTGCAGGAAGGGCGGTTTTCCCGCGATGCCGGTGAATCCTGGGGTGTGCGCGAGGTGTCAGGGGTTGGTGCAGAAGGTCGAAGAAAAGGAGATGTGACAATGACCAGATTCAGACTTCCCAGCCCCGAGAGCTATGCGAACCGCGCCGGGGCAACTGTGCGGGCCTCCTACGACCGGGCGGGCGGCGAAATGTCCCGTGGGCTTTCCCGCATGGGCATCAATCCCAACAGCGGGCGTTTCGCGGGTACGCGGGCAACGATGGCCCGCGACTCCATTGCGGGCGAATCGGCGGCGCGTGAGCGTGGCTATGCGGTCGGGCAGGAACAGAACGCGAGCTATGCTCTCCAGCGCGACGCCGCTCTTCGGCAGTGGGCGCAGATCGCCTTGCAGAACCGGGCGCAGAACTTCAGCCAGCGAATGGCCCGGAAGGGTCTCCGAATGGACGAGCAGGCGCATGGCTTGCGCATGGAGCAAGGGCGATTTGGTCTTGAGCGTGGCCGGTTCGACATGGAGCGGGACGCGACCGATGCCGAACGCCGGAACGAAGCGTGGGACTGGCGCAGGCAAGACCGGGAATGGGAAACCGGAACGAGCCCGGAAACCGGGCGGCGAACGTTGCAGGGTGGGAGGCTCGTTGCGCAGGGCACCGGACGGCGAAGGCTGCTGGGCAGCGGTTTTTCCGGCGAGCCCCGTTCGCCTCTCGGCGGCGGTGTGCGCGGCGAGGACCGGCGGTACGAGCTTGAGCGGCGCAGGCGCGAAGAGGAACGGGCTTTGATCGAGCGCGAGGAATCGGCGCGGGCGAGAGGGCTGCAAACGCAGGCCGACTATCTGCGCGACTCGACGATGCTGCGGCAGGTCGAGGAAGCGGTTGGCGAATTTGCCGCCGATCCGTTCTTCAGGGCCGCGCTGGCCGACGTGCAGCGCGAGAACCCGCGCCTTCCCCGCTGGCAGGCGATGATGCAGGCGGCGGAAGCGTCCGGCCAACCGGTCGATCCCCGAAAATTCCAGAGCGGCGGGGAGGCTCTGCAAACGGAAGGCGGCAGTCGTGGCGCGGCGCGGGCGGGGACCACCGGCAACATGACAAAGGATCAGGTTGGCGCGTACCTGGGCATGACGGCCCGGACGCCAGGCGGGTTCAAGGTCGGCGAACTGGTCGGCGAGGACGGCGGCATGACCACCGCCGGGACGCTCTACGCCGACAGCGTGAACTACTTCCTGGAGCGCGGCCTGCCCGATGCCGATGCCGCCTATGCGGCGACGGGCCACACGCTGGCCGCGCTGCTGGACAGCGCCAAGGCCGACCTTGCGTCGGCGGAACGTGCCGTGGAGGAAAGCAAGGGCTGGTTCGGTCGGGTAGACAAAGACCTCGCCGCTGAGGCCAAGCGCCTGCAAGGCGTGGTGTCTGAATACGAAAAACGGCTCGGGCAGGTCCAGACCGTCATCCGCAAGGCGCAGGGCGGGACGAAAGACGCGGGCGGCAAGAGCCCGCTTGGCAAGGAGCAGGCGGTGGAGACTGCCGACATGCAGCCGCCCGATGCCGACCTCAAGCCGTACTGGCCGAACATGACCGCCGCCCAGCGGCAGAAGGTGGCCGATGCGCTGGCCAAAGGCGAGACGACCATTGACGAACTGATCGAGGAACTGGAACGGCAAGCGGGCGGGAAGACGCAAGCGGGCGGAAAGGTGAAGAAAACGGGAAAGACGAGAGATGAATTCGTCGCGGATGCTGCCGTTTTGTTCAAGGAGTTTTGGCCGCGCCTGACCGACAAGGAAAAAGGGCGGATAGCCGAGCGTCTCGAATCCGACGACGGGAACGCCGAAAAAATCATGGAGGAACTGAAACGCAGATTCGCATCCCGCGCCGAACCTCAGCCGCAGCGTTTCCGTTTGCCGATGCAAGAGTCTTTCCGCTAGAATTCCTCACCCTTGTTCGAGGTGCCGATATGCCGATTCCCATGCCCGAATCCGCCGGAACCGTTCCCCCCGCCATCCCCGCCGAGCACGACGCCCGCCATGCGCCGGGGAATTCCCGTGCCGTCGCGGCTTCTCTCGCCGCCGAGATTCTCGGAAATCAGCCTACCGCCGTAGCACCGGAGGCAAAACGTTCGCCGATGTGGTTCGGGGAATACGCCACCCGATACAGCGAAACGGCTGGCGTGAAGAATGCGCCGGTCTACAGCGCCTGGACGCTGGCAAGCCCCTCCGCCCGATGGGCGAAGATGTGGAAGGATGCGGCCGCGTCGAAATACGGAGCCGACGAAAACGGGTGGGAGTCCACCGAGGACATGAGTCTGGCCGGACTCCACATGTCGTTGCAGCATTTCACCAACGATTCCCGAGTGTGGGAGGACATCTGGCGGAACAAAGGCGACAAGGAGGCCCTGCGCCGCTTGCTGTACCGGGAAAGCCGAAAGCATCTCCGCACCAGCCAGAGCTTCGAGCGCGAAGCCGAGGAGCGAAACCCCGGATGGACGGAAGGCTACGGGCTTGGGACGGCGGACCGCATGGTTCGCGGGGCAACCGGGATGGTGGGCTACATGGGACAGATCGCCCTGGGCAAGGGCGCGTTTCTCCCGATGGAGGCCGGGATGCGCTATGCGTCCGCCAGGGCACCGCGTGTGCTGCTCGGCGAGGACGGCAAAAGCCTGGAGACCGTCCGTGAGCCGGTCGGGCGGGCCGAGGCGGCGGCAAAGGCGCTGTTCGGCGCGACTGCCACCTACTACATCGAGAAGTTGATCGGGGACAAGGTGGGCGAGGTCATTCGCCGGGCCGGGGCGGCGGGATTCAACCGGCTTGCGCCCGAAGCCGTGAAACGGATTGCCGAGTCCGCGAAGGGGGCTGTCCCCGTCGGATTGCGTCCGTCCATGCGGGCTCTCAACAATGCGACCGGGTTCGGCAACCTCTTCGATGAAATCGTGGTGGAGGAAGGTCTTGAGGCGGCAGTGAATGCGATCTTCGACTTGGAATACGAGTTCCGGGACAGCGGGCTGGGGCTCGGTGGTCGGCTTTCCGAAACGACGGCGGAATTCATCAAATCCGTTCCGGACATGGCGGCCGGCATGATCCTGATGCGCGGCGGGCAGTGGGGAGCCAGCCTGCCGCATCTGGTTCGCGAGCGGCGAAAGCTGCGCGACGGGCTGACGGCGCTCGGCGTGGACCACAGCAAGATTGCCGACGAAGACTTGCCGGAAGCTCTGGCCAAGGCTGTCGAGGAGCTGATCCCCGACAAGGACCAGAAGGAAGTGACCCGGCATGTCATGCGAAAAATGGACGTTCCGGAAGCCGAGATCGACGCGGCCATCGAACAGGCGGAGCAGGCGCGGGAGCAGGCGCGGCAGGCGGAGGGGGAAGGAAGTGCGCAGGATGGGCAGCAGGAGCCCGCTGGAGCCCCGCAGGCGGCGCAGGACGGCACCCCCTTTGATGGTGCGGATGCACCCGCCGAAGTGCAAGGGGCGGCCGCGCAGGCGCGTTCCCCGCTGGAATCCGGCATGGCGGTCGATCTTCTCCAGCAGCAGGAAGATCCGGACTACAGCCAGCCCTTTCCCGGCGAGCCCACGCAGGACGAGCTTCGGGCCGAGTTCGAGGCGGAGCAACGGGGCGAGCAGGAACGGCTGGAACTTGCCGAGCGGCAGGCGGAGGCGCGGGCCGGGCGGGCTATGCGGGACGCCGAGGCGGCGCGAGTGCGTGAGCAACAGCAGCGGGAGCAGGCGGCAACTGCTGCGGACTCCGCGCCGGTTGTTGGCGTAGCAACTGTTCAGGATTCTTTAACTGTTGCGCCAGCCATACAGCCCGAGCAAGCGGCGGCTGTGCAGGCGAACATCGACCGCGAGCTTGACCGTCTCAAGACGGCGACCGACGGGTTGCCGCAGGAGTTCGCCGACCGGAACGCGGGGGCGTACCGGCAACTGGAGCAGGCCCTCGGGACGGGCGACGCGGGCAAGGTCCGGGAAATCGTCGCCGTGCTGGCCCGCAAGGCGAAGAACCGCAAGGACCGGGTGAAGCGTAAGGCTTCCGAAGTGGCCCAAATGGCCAATGAAGCGGCAACTTCCCCGGCCAACGACAAGCCGGAACCGACCGAAGCGCAGAAGAAGGCCGGCAACTACGAGATGGGGCATGCCGAAGTCCACGGAATGGACATCTCCGTTGAAAATCCAGCCGGAAGCGTCCGGAGCGGGCGGAGCAGAGACGGGCGCCGCTGGCGTACTGTGATGAAGCATCACTATGGCTACATTCGCGGTACGGTGGGCAAGGACAAAGACCATATCGACGTGTTCGTGAATCCGGCAAAGCCGGAAGGGGATGCGGTCCATGTGGTGAACCAGATCGATCCGGCGACCGGAACGTTCGACGAGCACAAGGCGATGTTCGGATGGGGCAGCGTCAAGGCTGCGGAGTCGGCGTACCTGGCAAATTACGAAAAGGGGTGGAAAGGGGCGCAGTCGATCACCCCCATGACGGTGGATGAATTTCGAGCATGGGCATTTTCCACCGAGCCTAGCCGTGGGGCTGTGGTCAACGATAGAACCAAGCACACAAAAACCGCCGATTCCAAGACGGAACCAGCGAAATCTCAGGCCGTCGAAGGCAAGCCCAAGGTCGAACAGGCCGGGACGCTGGCCAACCTATCGGCGGAGAAGCAGGCGCGGGCGGAAGAACTGAAGGCGCGGATTCGCGGGAAGCTGAACGCGCTGAACTCGGTGATGCCGGACCCGACGCTGATGGCGGACGGGATCGAGTTGACGGGGCTGTACGTGGAGAGTGGAATCCGGCGATTCGCGGATTTTGCCCGAGATGTGTTCGACGCCTTTGGCGAAAAAGCGAAGCCCTACATGCGGGCATGGTGGGCAGGCGCCCAGGACATGCCGGGTGCTCCCGCCGACATGGAGGATGTAAGCCGGGACGAGGCGCGAAAGGTACTCGACGAGTTAGGGATGCAAAGCTCTGGTCAGGCACCCGCCAGCATCCCAGCGAAGCCAGCTAGCGCCGCGCCTGCCACGCTTGCCGGGGTCGCGCCTGTCACAGTTGCCCAGGCTATTCAGGCACTCGACGCTAAGGCGTTGGGCACGATGCTCAAGCCCGACAACAAGGAGGCTCGCGCCTATTTCGAGCGGGTTACGAAGAAGAAGCTGCCCCCAACGTGGAGCAAGACAAAAGGCTGGCTTCTCGACTGGGCGGAGGCGGAGAAATATAGACGGCTACCGGAGGAAACGGCTGAAGATTCTGGCCGCAGCGGCCGCGTTGCCATGCCGAAAACCAAAAGGGGGATCGAGTCTGCGTATCGGCTCCACATGGCCGTGCAGGATATTCTCGGCGACCCGGATACGGGGCGTTTTTCGGACAAGCGCAAACGCAAGTTCGAGAGCGCGATGCAAAGCATTTTCACCCATGCCGAGAGAGCCGGCATTGACCGGCCAGCCATCGGCACCTATTTCAGCGAGGAAGATTACCGGGCCAAGGCGCAGGCGGTTCTCGACATGCTTCCCCCTTGGGACGATGTGTACCGAGCGAAATCTGGCGACGATGCGAAATTAGGGCAGGAGCCGGAAGGGGCGAAGGAATCCGGGTTGGCGGCGACAACGCCGACGAACGGCAAGCCGGAAACGCCGCGCCTATGGGCCATGACTCAAGGCCAATACAGCGACTGGCTGGCAAAGCGGCTCGAATCCATGCCGGGACTGGCGTTCAGCGGCGGGACTTCTGCCGTAGATGAAACCATCGCAAGCATCCGTCAGCGAATGGGCAAGGCCCGGGACCAGCTTTCCAAGGCAAATTCCGTCGAGGCCATCAAGAAAGCGCAGGACGAACTCGCCAAGCTCGAAAAGGCAATGGGGGAGGCGCAGGACACCCGCAATAGGCGCGTAGCCGACATGCCCGCCGCGATGGATAACCACAACCTGACTGTCCGAAACTGGTTGCGGGAGAACAGTGACTTGGTGAATGCTGGCGTGGTCCGCGAGGCGGAGCATCCCGACCACAAGGGTCTCGTCTATGTGCAAACGGCCAAGCAGCATCGCGATGTGGTCCGCGATGCCATTCAAAAGGGCTACTTGGTCCCTGCCGAAGTCCTTGCCGAGTACCCCGATCTCGATCCTGCCGCGAAACTTGCACCTGGCGCAGCCAACCAAGCCCCTTGGACGACTCCCGAACCAGGCGAGGCGGCAGTTGAATCCGCACCCAGGGATGTGCCTGAGATGCGCGACCCGTTCCAGCGGCTGGAGCAGGAAATCAAAGCTGCGACGACCCGCACAAGCTGGACTCGCGTGATGCAGTCAATCCGCAAGCGGATCGACCAGCTTGAAGGCGAGATTGAGCGCGGCGAAACATTCGAGAGCGAGCCGCAGGGCGCGGTGGGGGAAATCGCCAAGGATATTTGGCATTCGCGGAATGATGTAGAGAATTTGGACAGCCTCCCGAAGTCGCTTGTCCCGCAAATTCTTCGGCTTGCCAATCTACTGGACGACCAAAGGAGCACTGTTGACAAGCTGGTGTTGCAAGAGGAAGATGCCGAGTACAAGCATGGCTTTGACAGTCCCCAGCGAAAACAAGCGGCAGAAGCGGTTGCCGATGCGCAGGACCGAATTGCCGAGATCGAGAGAATGGCCAATGCCGTGCTGGGATGGCGCGAACGGTTGATGCGCAGGCTAGGGGAAGCAGAACACCAGGTAATACAGGCTTCGAGGATTGTTCCCCGAGGCGAAAAACCGTTGGTCCCTCCGCCCGCCAGAGCCAAAGAGTCGAGTTCGCCAAAAGCAGAACCTGTCAAGAAGCAGCAGACCATTGATCGGAAGACTCCTCGCAAGGGGACTCCGGAACGTGAAAAGATGGATGCCGAATGGAGGGATGCGGAAATCGCTCGCGACACCGCAGCGGTCGCAGCGCGAGAAGCCGATGACGCCGCAGACAAGAAACAGCAAGGTACGAAAGCGCAGGAACAAGCGGAGCGCAAGGCACGAAAGCTATCCGAGGAATCGTATGCGATTTACGCCAAGACGAAAGAGCTTGCCAAGACGATGCGGCAAGCCTGGGCGGAAGACGACATTGAAGACGGGAACCCCATTGTTGCGGCCAAAGCCAGAGAAAGACTTGGCGAACTGACCTGGGCACAAACGCAAGAGCTGGTTGACGCCGAAATCGACAGGCGGGGCAAAGAGCTTGGCGCGACCGAGGCGGAAATCGCCGCCATGCAGCAGGAGTCCAAGTCTTACACCGGCATGAGCAGAGACAATGCTGTCGAAATTTTACTGGCTACTGTCCGCTCCGTCGTGCTAAAAGAGCAGGCGAGAGAGACAGTCAAGAGACTACCGCTCGAAGACTTTGCCGCTGCGGATTGGCTTCAGCGAATCGCCAACGCCAGTATCTGGCCGGAAGACATTCAGCGCGTGGTTGACCAAGCGAAGAACGCTTCACAGAAATACCAGAAGCAGATTGCCGAAAGGAGAGCTATCGAGAAGTCCGCCGCCGAGCAGAAGGCCAAAGAACGCCTCGACCAAGCCACGGTACTATTGGCGATGACTCCGGAAGAACGGAACGCATGGCGGCTGAAATTCGGCGACACCTTGATGCAGGGCAATGCGAGGTTCTCCCTGCGGCGAGATGCGGACAAAGCCGTGAAGGACAGCAAGAACGGTTCGTTGATGCAGGTCGTCAAAGTACATGGGGGCAAGGGATGGAAGGTTGTCCCGACAAGCGAAGGGATTGACAAGTACATCGAGCGGTACGGCCCGTCCGCCCCAGATGTGGCTAAAAAACCGGTTCCGACTGCCAAAGCCACGCCTACTTTCGACGGGTTGCCGCAGAAGAGCCGCGACATGTTCGACAAAGCCTACGAGGCTGGTGACGTGGATGCGATGACGGAAATGCTTTACCCCGACAACAAGGCATGGCGGGCCGAGTTCGCCAAGCGGACAGGGCAGAAGCTCCCCCCCACCCTGACGAAGACTCGCGAAGCCGTGGCGGCATGGGCGAAGGGCTTTGCCACTGCGCCAGCCAGCAGCGACTGGTTTGCTAGCTTGGATGCCGAACAGCAGAAAACGGTCTCCACCGA